CTTATTGTTTACCTCATTGATTGCTGCTACCAGGTTTGTCTTGGCTGTGGTGTCAAGATCACTACGGCTACCGGTTATGGCTGCCACGTCGCTGATGCCTGCCTTGGTGTCAATAGTCGCACTCATAGCGGCAAGTGCCGCATCCAGTTGTTGACCTGGAGAGACACTTACCGATGATGCTGATACCTTCGGCTCTTTCTTTATTTTATTAATTGGCATGAGAGAGAAGGGTTATGAATGGAAAATTTACTTGTTTAGAGATCAAGCGTAGCTACGCTTGACGCTGCCGTTGCATACTCCTCATAGAGAAGAGTGAGTGAGCTGCCGTTGAAGTTAAGGTGACAGTTGTAGTTGCCTCCGTCTGCACCGATCTCGAAGCGGCACTCCCATTTAGAGCTTGATCCGGCTGTGCCGCTGGCTGCGTCGGTACGTGCAAAACGTGCGAAGACGTGAACGGTGGCACCGTTGGTGTCAATATCCAAACAGTTTGTTGTTCCGATACTCATAGGAGCGAAGAACGCTTTTAGGCTATTGGAGTTGAACGCTGCGACAACGGCTTCCTTGAATGCAGACTCGGTATTGGTAGGGATAACGTCCTTATAGACTGCAACCTGCTTGAACACCTCCTTTGTCATTATACCGTCGTGAGTTGCGTCTGCCTCTGTCTCGTTACCCTGCCAAGGTACGTTTACGTATGCGTTGCCGTCGCCATCGACTACAACCGGATAGTTCTTGTTCGCTGCGTCCTCGGTGAAGCCGGTCTTGATGCCACCGAGTGCCTGCTGCTCTGCCACTGGGAGCACGTAGTTAGTGCCGAGATCGTTGTTGCGCCAGTCGTTAAGGAGCTTACCGAGAGATCCTGCAACCGGCTCTGATGCCGATGCACCTGCGCTTTCGCCCTTGTACGAATCCATGAGGTCCTCAAGCTCACCTTTGGACACATTCACGGTACCTACGGTGTTGGAGTCCTTGGCATAGGCAATCTTGTTCGCCGTAAGGCCATCCTTCTGTGCGTAGTCTTCAAGGCCGAGTGAGAGAGATCCTCCTGATACCCATGTGTCATCAACGTAGTTCCAGATATCAAGGGCATCGTCGTTTGGCTCGAAGTAGATAGTTGTGGCACTTGGTTCTGCTACCTGGGTATGATCCTCCACTACCTCAATGCTGACAATGCCGCCGCCGTTGACGTGGTTAAGGAGCCAGTTGTTGATGGTTTCCTGGGTGTATGATCCTGTTGCGCCGAGTGCGGTTGCAAGCGGGGTGCCTGTATCGGCAATCTGCCACATATTGTCTGAGTAGATGACTGGATATGCGGTCGTGCCTGTTGACAGGGTGAGTGCTAACTGTCCATTGGCCGTAGCCTTTTTGACAGTAGTATCATTGATTGGTGTGTATGTTGGCATAATTGTATGATTTTATGTTAGACAGTAATTGTTATGACAACCTTTGTGCCTGGAGAAACAGGCTCGGAGCTTACATATACCTTGTAGTCGCTCAGACTGATATTTTCATTCTTCGGTGATGTGAAGCCTTTGCCGGTATATGATGTGAGCGGAACAGGCAAGTTCATGGAAGTGACTGCAACGGTGCCTTTGGTCACAAGCCAGAGATACTTGTCGTTAGCTCCGCCTTGTGTCTTTGACTGGTTGGAGAAGCCTTCCGTGCGGCCGCCTGCCGTATTCAGGGCTGCTACCTGGGTAGAGATATCTGAACCGACGGTATTTGAGTCAAGGAATCCCCAGAAAGCGGTCTTCTTGATGCTGATAGCCTTCTCTGCAATAGAGCCGGTTACGTTGATGGTCTCTGATGATCCTACGGTGTAGTTGCCGTATGTGCCTGCTGGTACCTTGAATGAGAAGCTTGCAGCCTTCGCCTTATCTATAGGTGTGATAGGGTTAGTTGTAGCCTCACTTCTTGCATATACACCTGTTGCTGAATTGGTGTATGTGGTAAGGTCGCCCTTGGCTGTAGGATCAACATTACTGCCGTTGAACTTGATGGTTACAACACGGTCTGCCGTCATGTCAGCTGAAGGTGTCGTGTCCTCATAGAATGAGAGAGTGCCTACGCTGTCTGTGACATTGAACAGAGTTTGCAGATATGCCTTCTTCTGGTCGCCGATCTTACTTTGCAGATATGCCTTCTCATCCGGTGTCAGCATGCCTCCGGCAAGGTTCTCAAGCGCGGTATCAAGCTCCACGGTATCTGTGCTGATGCCTTCTACGTGGTCTTTAACGAGCACTACCGTTCCAATAGTCCTCGGAAATTTTTGAATCTTATTCATATTGTTTGTTATTAATAATTAGACATTACGTATTCTGTATAGGAACTTGTCACGGCATGACTGTCCTTGCTGATCTCAAGTTGTTCAATTCTCGTCCCGTCTATGTATGTTATGATGTAATAGCCTGGGTTCTCCATCACATTCAGCATGAATTTCTGGCCGGAGTTAAGCACGCCCACGAATATGGATCCTCTTGGCGACGTGCTCAGTATGCGGTAGATGGCATTGCGCTCAGTGATAGTGAACTCCTCGCCGTTGCTCGGCTCAATGGCTATCTCCACTATTGAAGGGGCTTTCTTCACCTGAAGGTCGTTGATAGTGTACTCGGCTGCCGGTTTCTCCTCCTCCAGCCAGTATTCCACTATATGACCGTTCTCGCGCACGCCTACCGTTCTTCCTGCCACAAGTGCCTTCACTCCTGCGGAGTTAGGTGTGTATAGGGCCTCGAAGGCTTCCTGCTTGGAGTCATACACGCCATACAGCGCGTCGATGTTGGGATAACGCTGACCGTCAATAGATCCAGCGTTTCTCACATCGAACAGGCCTGAGCGTTCCGATATCAATGTAGGCTTCTTCATGTTAAACTGTCTTTACGAATGTAATATCCTTCAGCTCAAAGGATCCGTCGATAACTGTGTATGCCAGGTTATACATCTCTGATGGTGGATCGAGCGGCATGACTGTAGAATCCAGGCCGTCTGTGCTCCATTCATTGACGTTGAATATATCTGAGCCCTGTCTTACAGTAACCGTAGGCCTTCCTGATATGCCTCTGTAGGCAATCCACAGCACTTGACGGGGAATTTGTGATATCTGCTCGTTGATATCAAGCTCAGGTGACTGGAGCTGCATTATGGTTGGGAGGTAGTTCGGGTTCAACGGATTGACAAGATCCGTAGATCCGTCGCCGCCAGGCTGGTTACATATAGTGAGGAAGTTTGCCACGTCGCGCCCCCATCCGATATACAGATAGTTAAAGCCTCTCAGATATACCTGGACCTCTATGTACGCGCTCTTGTAATATGTTGTCTCTGCCACCTCGGCACCTACGACAACATCCTTGGTGATAGTGATGCTTGTGGTGAAGTATATCCTGTTGTTACCCTCCTTATAGTAGTATCTGACATCTCCGTCATACACTGCCTGGGCAAGAATGTTCTCGCCTACGGTGAGTGTCGTGCCGCTGTCAACAGGTGTAGGAGGTGTGATAAGCCATACCACGCGGTTGTTTGTCTTGGCTGCTGCAAGCTGATATACGTCTGCATGTGCGGTGTCTGATACAACGCCGTTCATGGTTACGGTGGCATATACCGTACCTACCATGTGTCTTGATGTGACAAGGCTCCTTGGTACCGTCAGGCCGCCGGTGCTCGGTGTGAGGCCGTCCATACCGTAGAAATTGCATGTGGCATCTGTTGTGATAGGTGTAAGGGCCTCCGTGGTACCGTCCGTATATTGGCGTTCTCCTGCCTGGGAGTATGTGAATGTAGGAAGTTTGGTGTCTCCAGTAGCAGCAAAGTCCGCATAGCTGAACTCGGTGATGATAGGCTTGCCGTATGTCTCGTTGACAACGGCGCGTACAACCTTGAAGCTCTCGCTTCTCACTACCTCTGAGTCCGTCACGCCTTCCTTCTTCGCCTTCGCCACTATCTGATACGTGCCGTTTGTCTTCAGCTTGATAGGCTCGTTGTACTTGGTGAAGGTCTCAGGCTCGTTGCCGTTCTTCACTATCTTATACCACAGCTCGCACTCGTCGTCCTCGTGGGTGATGGTGACAAGGAAAATAGCATTGTAGTGGCCTGAAAGTGAAGGATAGTCAATAGCTGTGACATCCTCGATCCTGATAGTCGGGATGCTGACACGCTCTGCATACGGCTGCAACTGCCACTTGTTACCCATGTGGTCGGTAAGCACGCCGCCGTCAGTCAGTTCCGTGAACAGTGTGATGACGGGCTGGTTGTGATCTACCGGCACGTGCGCCTCGTTGGTGGTGAACATGCCCCTGCGGCGGTTCCATGTGTGTACCTTACCGGAGATAACAACAAAGTCGCCATCCTCGGCACCCTTCGGAAATGCCTTCAGGGCTTCCCATATATCTGTAAAAGTTCCTCTGTATCGCATTGTGTCTGTTTATTATTCTGTTTCTGCCACTGGTTGCTGCGGTGTCAGAGATCCCATACTTGCAAGCTGTCCGGCAATCTCCGTCTCGCCCTTTGAAAGCATGAGTAATGCTGCTGACTGATAAAGAAGCATATCATAAGCCTCATCTGCAATAGGTAAAAAGTCCGTGCTGTCATCCACTATAGGCAAATATTGGAAGTGATCAAGCTCATGGACGTATGTACCTCCCTGCTTGGCTGCACTCCAGTAGCGTATGCTGTTGTTATTGTCTGATAGCGTAACCATTGCCACCGGCTTGCTCGCACTTCCCCTGGTCCACGGGTGCATCTGCTGCTTGGCCTCAGCACTGCCTGGCTCTATGAAGTCAGTAACAGGCTGCTTCCAGCCGCGTAGCTGGAACTCAACGAGCGTGCCGAAGTCGTCCGGCATAGTCGCCGTGCCTGATCCGTCTGCACCTGCCGTCAGTGTTGACGTGAAATTCAGCGGAAGGAGGAAGGCACGTCCGAGATCCCTGCGCATCTTCTGAGCTGCCATGATGATGGCATTGCGGATCTCCGCGTCAAGGTCGGTAGAGAAATCCTCCGTTGCGTCATGTGCCACCTCGTCGATGAGTGTGCGTACCCTTGGTATGAGGTCTTTTTCTATGCTTAACTTCATGTTGTTATTCCTCTCCTATGGTGATCTTGAGTCCCTTGCTTTCAGCGTAGGCTATTGTCTTGCTTATAGAGCGTATCTCCGTCTTCGCAATACCGAAACGGCGGTGGAGATACTCCTTGGCAAGCGTGATGTTCGCAAAATTGAGATTGGAATCGTCCTCGTCAGTTACTTCCGGCATCTGAGCGGGTTCCTCTGCGGGCTCGTCAATGTCGTCCGGCTCCTGTTCCTCCGGCTTCACTTCCGGCTTCTCTACTGCAAAGCGTACCACTTCCTTCTCCTCCTTCTTGGTTTCCTCAGCACCAGAGAGTACCACTCTTCCCTTACGGAAGAAGGAATGTCCCTGGATTGCCTGAGCTACCTTATCATTGGAAGTAAGGAACGAGCTCACGCCGTTAGCGTCGCGCTCCGTGAAGTTCACGACAACCTTGCGTCCGTCAAGGAGCATGACCGTGAACATTAGCTGCGAGTCACTGACAAAATGGTATGTAGCCATATAGTTATGTGTTGGAAATTGAAAAAGGGGAAAAGGGAACTAAGCCCTTCCCCCCTTAATAATATATTATTGAGCAACTATTGAATATGTCTCTTTTAAGCCACCTGGAGCTCATCGGTCTCGCCGAGATCAGCGTTGAACTCTGGGCGTGAAACACGTGCATGAGCGTTAGGATAGTAGAGTGTCCAACAACTGAACTCCTCCATTACTACGGCGTTAGAGTTGCGGATGAAGAGATCCTTGAGGTCGTAGTCCTTACGGCTCCAGTCACCGAATACCCACTTCTCCAGGTAACGAGGATCAAGCAAGAATGCACGTCCGTTCATTGCCATGTAGTTAAAGCTATCGTGACGGTAGATAAGGATCTTTGTGCCCATTGAAGTGATTGACTCGAAGTCAAGTCGCCAGTTACGGTAGTCGTTCTCTGACTCTGTGATGAGACGACGCTGTGACTTCAGGTTACTCAATGCCTGGTAGATAAGGTTATCAACAAACAGGAGCTTGGTGCGTGAAGCGTTACCAGCGTCCTTGATTGCAGCTGCGATAAAGCCGTTAAGCTCCTTCTCGCTGATTACGTACTCATATACGTAGTTGCCGATCTCCTTCTTTGTAGCATCACCCCATGCTGTAGAACCTGTATGATCACTAACCTGCTCGTATGCTGCTGTAAGCTCATAGCTCTTGCCGTCGTAGGTGAGACGGGTGCCTGCTGCATATTCTTCAGTAGCGACGAAATCAGGGTACTCAACAGTAACATAGTCACCGTTCTCATCCTTCTTCTTCTGCCAGTGGCCAAGCTCGATATCCTTGCCTGCCATCCAGAAAATACCGTCTGTGGTGTAGATGTTACCGCTCTTCTGAAAACGTGTTACGCCGAGCTGACCGAACAAGCCTGAACGCTCGATACCACCACGCATATCATCCATTGCAGCACGCTCCTGGCGAGTGAATGTCCAGTCAAGCTTCTTTGCTGACATGCGCTCGATGATAGACTGCTCGCACTGCATGATGTAACGCTGGCAATACTGGATAGAACGCTCTGGGAGCTCATAGTATGAGCCTGTCTCAACGTCCTTCTCACCTGCTGCACGGCCGAGACGGAGGATCTTCGCACCTGCTGCTACTGCTGGGAGCTCCCAGTGTGAGCCTGTGCCTGCGTGAAGCTTACCATTGATTGCAATGATAAGGAGATCACCACTGCCGTCAACGCCTACAACGCGGCACATCAATGGACGGAGAGTGTCACGTGTAGTACCGTCTGCCTTGTAACCGAGTACGTCAGGGAAGAGGATTGTGTCCATAACGTCGATAACGCCGTCCTGAGCTACCTTGAGAACTGTTGGCTTACCGTTACCCTGGTTAGCTGAGATAGCACCGTTACTTGCAACAGTTGTAAGGATTGGACGCTGACCTACTGCATAGTATTCAATGCGGATAGAGTCAGAGTGGTTTACTCGATGCTCAGCACGTAGGATCTGGTCGATTGGACAACTCTCGAATTTCATTTCGACGATCCTTTTATCGACTTGCGTCTGATAGAAATCGAAGTCGCCTTCACCTTCCATCTGAGCACGCATACGTGTCTCGGTCATAGCATCCTGAGTACCCTGACCTGGACCGTCAAGAGGACCTACGCCGTCTGCTGGGTTAGCTGCTGGCTCGGTCTCGTCTGCTGCTGCGGCCATGGCATAGCCACCACCGCTAAGAACCATGATTGCTGTGAGCAACATGAATCCCAAAAATCTAAATAGCTGTTTCATTTGTGTTTGTGTATTTAAGAAATTATACTATATTTATACTCGTGACATGTTGTCAAGGGCTGCAAGTGTAGGATCCTTTGACTGTCTCTTGCCTGTGCCTCCGCCTCCTCCGAGGTTGGTTGGACGGCCCTCGCCGCGGTGCATCTCCCTGTTCATGGCAATGCGCTCTGACTTGCCGCGCTTATATCCTTCCTCGTCTGCCCTGGCAATATCGCCTTCGTAGTCAATGATACGGATGATCTTGTCGAAGTCCTCCTCCGTAAGCTCGTGTGCGAGTGCACGGATGCAAAGTCCTTCCTTCGGATCATAGATCCAGTTGATGAGATCTGCTACCTGGTCAGGCTTGTAGCCCGCCTTCTTCAGTGAAGCGTCAAGGGCTGCATCCTCTGCCTCGATCTTCTGCTTCACGGCATCCTCTTCAGCTGCCTCCTCAGTCTTACGCTGAGCCTCATCCATGATCTCCTGGTTACGTGTCTCAATGAGCTGCTCAAGTGATACCTCGTCACCTTCAAGGGCTGCCTTTGCGAGATCCGGATGGTCGCCGATAATATAGCGTATGATACTGAACTCACTGCCGTCAGCATTCCTGCGTGTCAGTATGCCGTTCATCAGACCAGCGGTAAGGCCGTCCTCGTCCTTCATCAACCTGTTGAAAGACTCACGGTCGCCGCGTAGGCGGTCAAGCTCCTCATAGTCCTTGCCCATCTGTCCATAGACGGCCTCATCATCAGCCTGGTCGATGTCCTTATAGCGAGAACCAAAGCCGGTCATGAAGCTATCTCTTGCAGATGGCTTCACGGGGGCTTGCTGCTCTGGCTGTTGCTGTTCCAGCTTCTTCTTTTCCTCGTCTGTCATGTTGTGTTTGTGTTGTTGTTTATAAGTTTGGTGCAAATATAATCATATTATGCGGAATAAGTGTGCAAAAATGCGCATTCTGTGCACTAAACGCCTGTTGGCTGCTCATTTTTCAGGTGATCAGCGGTCTCCGGTACCGTCGGTGCGCCTACCGTCTCTGGTGCCGGCTGCACTGGTGCGTATAGTGACATAGCCGGATTTCCTCCCATTGCCTGCTGCTGGGCTGCAAGCTGCTGCTGTTGCTCCTCCTTCTTCTCAAGCAGTCGCCTTAGCTTCTCCGCACCGATGAATGAGCCTGACTGGAGCATCTCTGCCGGTGTGATATAATTCATCTTCATGATGTTGAATGCCAGGTCGTCAATCTTCTCGCGGATTGTAGCAGAGTTAGTATCAAGGTCTATGGCCACGCCAAGGTCAACGTCTGCCATGGTCTCCTTGTTATAATAGGTCATGAAGTCCTCGCCCGTGATCTGAACACATCTGTTGTTATCGTAGAAGCACTGCATCGTCCAGAGCTGCTTCTTTGCCACTCTGAGCTTGAACTGGTTGAATGTCTCGATGTAGTCAGATACCGTGGTAGCTGCACTCTCACGCTCCATTCGGTATTGTACGCCGGAGGTGTTAGCTATGTGAGCTCCCTGGAGTGCCTGCTGTACTCCTGACTGCTGCGCTATCTGCTGCTCGGAATACTTGATCATCCAGTCAATAGTAGCCGGATTGCTGTTTGACTTCAGAGATTGCGGGAGGTTTCCCCCTTTCTTTGAGGAGTAGAGTATCACGCCGTCGATCTTGGCATACTGGTCCACCTGTTCCTCCCATGACTGTTCGTCGCTGACGGATTCCATGTCAACAGCGAGAACGCCCTTTGCCTCGTTATGAATTATGAAGTCGAGCATCACCATATAGTGATTCACTGCGTCCTGGCGGTCCTGCAATGACATCACCATACTCCTTATCTCGCCCTGCATACATGGATATGCAAGGAATATGTACGGGTGATAATAATAGTAATAGTCGTTACGGAGTACCTTGTAAGGAGATATACTCTCCTTCAGTAAGTGACCGTCAGGTGTGAGGAAACGCACATACCAGACCTCTTCCACCTCCGGCTCGAAGTCAATGATGTTCTCGCGCCGCCATTTCTCAGGATCTATGTAATACTGACGGTTGCCGTTCTCGTCAAGTAGCGGCTCGCCGTCTGCATCCCTTACGATGTTCTGCTGCCATCGTGCCACGTTCTCATCATGCAGCTTCATCTTGTTGGCAAGCGGCTGGTAGCCGCAATCGCCTGTCAGACAGTCGTGCACAAACAGGGCCTTGCGTCTTTCGAGCGTCCATATCTCCAGGACACGGTATCTGCCTACGGTGTTGCTGTGCAAGAAGTCGTCATGCCCGTCACGCTGATCAAGGCCGGTGCCTCGTCTGCCTGTGTCACGGCCCAATGACTGCAACGGCTGGTAGATACGCCTTAACTCGTCCTCGTCCTTGTCGGTGCGGGCAAAGTCCTTCAGGATCTTGCCCCAGGTGCAATCGTGCGCCTCCGCTATGAACTCCACGTCGGAGAGATCTGAGTTGGAGAATGGCGGTACGGCAATGTTGTATTTGTCAACGTTGTCCATCCATACGTCCTCGCGTCCCTCACGGAAGTCATAGACGACTTTCTTGGCCGGGAAACCGTCACAGAGATAATAGCGGAACAGCTCTGCATCCTGCTGCGCACGGTGGTTATTGTTATTGTTCTGGCGTGACATCTCGTTGAAGAGGGCTACAATATCCTGGCCGCGCTCATCTATTGCCTTATAGATGCTCGTGGTGTTCTGCTGCCTAACAAGGCTTACGAGTGCCACCATCTTGTCCGATATAAAGTCGTTCTGCATCGGCGGTAGTCCCTTCATCTGAAGGTACTGCACCGTTGACATGCGTCTGCCGTTGTAGATGAACTCGTCGTCAAGCTGCCGGCCCATCACGTAGTCATTGGCACGGTGCCAACGCTTGTGTAGGTCGTACATGTTATCGTAATACTCTTGCGCTGCCCTTACAAGTGCACGGGTGCGATTGTTGATCTTGAACTTGCCGCCTTTATTGCCTTTCAGCGTGTCCATTCCCAACTCCTCAGTGCGAGTATCGTCGTTGATAATATCTTTGTTTGGATCGAACATACTTGTGTCTGTGCTATTTTTCCGCAAAAATAACTTGCTTTTTTGAGAAACAATGGATAAAATGCGCATTTTATCGTGTGTTTAACGAAAAAAGCCTGTATCTTTGCCGGCGAATGGTATAAAATAAGGATTTAATAAGTGGATTTTAGTTAATAAGATACTATAAAGTATATTGTCCGTGCATCCTCGTCGTGAGACGCGGATGCCTTTTTTTTATTGCTTCTTACACGAAATGCGCATTTTTGCACGTGTTTACCAGATAAATAGTTTATCTTTGCACTAGAGTAATCTTTTTTTTACTAAGCAAAACAGGTTATTAGGTTTTACTATTGAAACACACTCTAACCAGTACCCCAAGCTGGTATTTAACTCTAAGATGAAAAAATGAAATATTTATTATTTGTTAAAGTTATTTTGACAGAGGTCAGAAACAGAAAAGAGAATATTGTTTAGGTTGCATCTGCGCTGTGAAGCGTAGATGTTTTTCTTGTGATGTCGGTTACATTTTGTAACCATCTTATTGACGGCAATAACATGGTCATCATCTTATTGACGGCAATAACATGGTCATGTTGCCGGCCTCAGCAAAACGATACACATTCGGAATTCCCGAATTTCTTTCCAGCCTGGAGAGTTTTGGAAAGAATTGGAATACTTAAACCTGTTTCTTAACCGTCGTGCGGAAATATCTGCCTGATAGTGCATTTCATTATGCAATTAAAGTGATACTTTAATATTTTCGGTCTCGCCTCCCCTGGCACTTTTACAACAGAAAACATAAAAAAACTTGAAGAAACTGCAAGAATCTAAAAGTTTTTTCATACCTTTGCAGAACGAACCAATTTAATAGATTATAATTGACAACTAAAAATCCCCGCTGTCGTGATGACACCGGGGATAATTTATTGATTATAACCAATCAAAATGAAAAACACTACTCTTCTTTCTTGCCGTCCTTGGCATTGCCGCGCTTCAGGGCTTCATTGCGGAGCTGCCTTATATCGTTCATCAGATCAATGCGCTCCTCCGGCGTTGCATCCTTCAGATCCCGCTTGTCCTCGGAGATAAGCTTCTGTAGGTCCTTCAGGCGTTCATACTCGTCAATCTCTGCCTTGTGAAGACTTGTATATTCCTTCTCCTGGTCTATAGTTCCTTCGTCCTCGATCTCCTTGAGCTGGTCCATTACTGGCTTGAGATCTGCAATAGCCTCCTTCAGCATCTCGTCGTCAATAAGGTCGTTTGACGTGCATAGTGCCGTGTAGATCACGTTCTTCGCTGCACTCTCCTTGCCAAGCAGATTTTCCTTCGCCTTCTTCAGGAGATCCTCCGGCGTGTTGTTCTTGGATAGCTCGTCCTTCATGTTCTTGATGATCATGCGGCCGATGGCCTCCTTAATCTTCACGTCGGCTTCTTTGTTGTATGCGTCAGTCAGTTCTGCCGTCGTCCTGAGCTGGTCGAGCTTCATCTTGGTCACGCCCTTCAGCTTGCTCTTCTCCTCGTCGGTGAGGTTGTCAAAGGCGAACTCCTTGTATATCTGCATCTCATTCTTGGCCGTCAACAGCTTCATGCCAGGCAATAGTGCCAGGTACTCGTTATCAGTATATTTGGATGCCTTCATGATATTGCTGACGTAGGTGTCAAGCGGATAGTCCTTATACAGCTCCTCTGCCACTGCACGTCGGTTGGTGTCAGGCGTGTTGAGTACAAGCATAAGGTTGATCATGAAGTCTGAGTCCTGATTACCGGTGAAGCCGTCCTTAATAAGACCTTTCACTCCCAATAACGTATTGATATGAGTACGTGCATCGAAGCCTGTTAGAGATTTCAGACCACGGTATAGAACCTGCGTTGATATGCCTGTATAGTCATCGTTCTGGATACATCTTTCTATGTCCTTTTGCATGTCCTCAAGCTCATCGAAGAGTAGCAGAGGATTGTTCAAGTTGCGATTTACCAGTGAGCTGAGAACATTCATGCCTGTAAGGCCTCTGCCTGGATAGCTGATTAGCTCTGCCGCCTTGTCGTAGTAGTCGCCTGCAATTTCCCTGAAATCCTTATCCTCTCCTGTTGCCTGACGCAGTTCCTCCTCCCTGTCCTTCTTCTTGTTGGATGAGTACCACCAGAATCCGAGTAATCCCTTGCTGCCGAGATCCCACAGCCAGTTCATCAGATAGCCATAATGGAAGGCATTAAGAGCATGGTTCGCTGCCTGGTTGAGTAGGTATTCTCTGGCTTTGAACATAGCCTCATCACGATCCATGTTAGGATCCTCTGCCATATAGCGGCGTGCATACTCGTTCTGAAGCTTCTTGAAGTTCGTGGCTATTCTATAAACAGTCTGTGATGATGATACCGCCTTACGCGCATAGCCGATACTTGCGTTCTGATACACGCTGAAAGCACGGTTTATCATCGAGCGGCTCATCTGCATAGATGACATGAATGCAGCGTGGTTACTCTGCTGCGTAGCGTTGTAGTAGATATCTGCATCCATTATAGCCTTGCGCCTTGCCTCCTCAAGTGCCTCTGCCTTCTGCTCAGGTGTCAATGAGGTGTCTTTCTCTATGGCTTCAGATAGTTTGCCATACCTGTAGTCGAATATGCTCTTTATACCGATAGAACAGGTGACGGCATCAATCATCTGGTTGGTAGCCATACCGTAGTCAAGGAATTTATCTACCATCTCACCTACCTTGATCTTGAACTTATGATCCATGATGTTCAGTTCTACCGTGCCGTTGAGCTTCTGATCCATATACTCCAGGCCTACGGTGCCTTTCAATACACGGTTACGGAATGACGGTACGTTCTTCATGCACCACATCACGTTTTCACTCATAAGGCTCTTCATCTTACCCTTGTCGGCAAGCTTGAAGCCGGCCTTGCCGCTTATGCCGAATGTAGCCATGTTGGCGAGTACGGCCGGAGCGTTCCTCACGTACTGCATACCAATGTTGGCCGTCAGGGCTGCCCAGAACTTAGGATCGTAGCTGTAACCGTAGAATGCCGGTACTGAGAGTATCTGCTTCAGGGCTGTAGAGTGGCGGAATGCGATGTTACCGCCTACGAGTCCCTTAGTCAGCCATCCCACTACCTCATCCATGTGCTCTGCCTTGTTAGGCTTGTATGCGTGCGCTGCTATTGCCGATGCGTCATACAGTTGGTTGTACCTTCCTGCTGAGTTTGCGTTTAACTGTTTGCGTATGTATTTGTTTGACAATACATAGTCGAGATCCCTTCTCACACGGGCAAAAGCGTGCCATTCCTCCATGTTGTTGATGTGATCCGCTATTACGGCGAAAGCATTCTGCGTGATATCCACCGGAGAGAGATTGAACTTACGCTCAATGAGTGCGCCTGCCTTCTCCTCCAGCGTTTGCTTCCTTCCGCTGTCATCGCTCAGGTTACTTTCACGCTTCACCTCCGTCTCAAGGATCTTCAACGGCACGTAGTTCTCTATGTTTGCCATAGAAGTATTGTAAAGCTCCACATACAGGTCGTTGTACTTGGCACGGCGGTCCTTCAGGAACTCTTCCTGGATCCAGTCGGCAAACTGCATGTCCTCCGGTGATAGGAATTCCCTTATCTGAGCTATAGACTCGTCGGTAAAGCCCTGGTTCTGGAGCTTCATCTTACCGTCCGGCATCTTCCATACCATGTAGATATACATAGCCTGGCCCTTGGATAGCGGCTGCTCCTCCTCTATCTCCATGCCGTCGGAATCCCTGTAGGTGAATACGCCTGAGTGGTAATCCACCTCTGCGGTTTTCTCGGATGCCTCCAAGAATGAGCATCCGTATATCTCCTGTGCCTTGGCATCAAGTTTATCTACAGCATCACGCAATCCTCGCTGATGATTGTTCTCAGCCTCCATCACGCCGTTCTTGCCCTTGATGAAGTAGTTATAGAAGAATCCGTCCTCACCAAGGCTGTTCTCGTTGATACGCTTAGCCAGATACTCGAATGAGTGAAGCTGTGAAGAGAAGAATTTCTTGAGCTTCTTTTCCTCCTGCTGGTCCTTCTGCTTCTGCTGGTCGGTCGGTATCTGCTTGTCGCCTGCAATATCAGTTATCACGCCGTGAAGAACTTCATACTTGTGGTTGTTCTCCGCTTCTATCTTGTTCTGAAGCGATGACTTGCCTTCCTCGATAAGCTCCTTGACAACATCAATAAGGTTGCCGTTCCGGCCGATCAGCTCGTCTGTGGCCTGGTTGATAGCCTGCTTCATTCCCTGGACCTGCTGCTCAAGCTGCTCCATCCTCTGACGTGGGATATAACGCTGTGGATGACGTGCCGCTGCCTGGTACCTTGAAAGCGAGTCCTCCAGCTCTGCAAGCTTACGCTTCATATCCTCTATCTCACGGCGTTTGCCGTCGGCCTGCTGCTTCAGCTGTAGTATCTGTAGGGCTGTCAGCTTCTCGGAGTCGCTTGGTGTCCATGTGCCTCGGCCGGCTACATGCTCGTCCATCTTCTCCATGAGCTTGGCAATCTCCTCTGCTACGTCTGCATCGGATGCAAGTGCCTTCGCACTCTCTGCCTCCTGCTTCCTTACCTTCAGATCTGCAAGCTCAGCCTTGTTAGCCTCAACCTGTGCCTCGTTCTCCTTGATCTTAGCCTCAGCCTCAGCTATCTCAGCGTCTATCATGTCCTGGGTACGTTCTGCCGTAGGCTCTTCCTTCTGTAGCCTCTCAATAGTCCTTCTCAGACGCATATTCTCGCCTGGAAGGAACCAGTTTTGACGACGGAGCTGTGTCATGTCCTCCTCGTAGCCTGTTGACTTCAGATCTACTATACGGCCCTGGATCATGCCCAGGATGCGCCTTACAGAGTCGCTGACGTTCTTGGCAATAGCCATGCCCTTGCCGTTCTGGTCACGTGTCTTCAGCTTCATCAGATCCTCAAGCTGACGCTGCTGGCTCTTGTCCGTGAGGCGGTCTATCTCCGTGCGGATAGATGTCACAGTCTGCTCGATGTTGTCTGCGTCGGCATTCTGCACGTCCTTCAACAGACGTGAGAGTGTTGACTTGTTGAAGACGGTAAGGTGCTGATCGTTCATGAGGTAGTTGATCTCATCGACGATCTTCTTGCGTAATGCCTTCTGTGCGTCGTTTATCTCCTTCTGCTGACGCTTCCTGTCGCGCTCATAGGCCTGGCGGGCACGTTCTTCCCTTGAGAAGGAAAACTTCTGCTGGTCTTCTGCCGCCGTCTTCAGGGCCTCAGCCTTGCGAAGAACCTCCTCGAAGGAGTCACCTGGCTTGATCTGGTTGTCAGATATGGTCTGCTCAATCTTCACGAGCTCGTCTGCATCACGCACGGCCTTAGCCTTGCGGAGTACATCTTCGTAGGTGTCGCCTTCACGTACCACGTTTCTCCTCTGTGCAATGTCACGGTCCGTCTCGGCCTGCATCTGTGCCTTGCTCTTACCTTCAGGTACGCGGAAGGAGAATTTAGTGTTATCGACTATCTGAGCATCATTCTCATTAAAGATGACGTAGTTGTATGTGCCCTCTTTGTTGCCGCCTGCCTTGAAGTTTGTTGGAATTTTAATACCTGCGAAGCCTGCCTTTAATAGGAACTCACTTGCAGCTTTAGGCGAGCCTAAAACTCTTGCCAATTCTCTATCATATACCCATTCGCCTGAGTTTGTGCTGAAGTTAGGCACCAAATTGCCATTATCGTCTCTATAGGCGAGAGAATAATCATCCTTGCCTTCCTTAGCTGCTTGCTCTACGATCTTTCTTACCTGCTCCTCGTTCAAAGGCTTCTCCCAGTCAAGGTAGTTATTGCCGTTATCGGCTGGAATATCCACATGATAGATATGACGCTCTGGAGTTTTCCAGTTAGACTTATCTTTTATGGCTTCTATTGTCTCTTCGTGATCGCGTATGTTATTGGCATTATCTTCTTCCCTTATGAGCTGTTTCAGGAACCTGATAGCCTTGTACTCACCGCCTTCTTGCTCGATATAGTACAATGCCCTTTCTGCCGGATCGTCACTCCAAGGATCTTTATTATTTACTGCTTTACCCTTGTAAAGTGCTAATTTCTCTGCGTAGAGTTTTCCGATGTCTTCAACCTCTGTTACATAAGTGCCCCATCCGTATGACTGGTTGCCCTCACCTGTACCCATAAACTTATGGTCAAACTTGTCAAAGTCCGCGGCACTGCCATGGAATACACGGATAGACGACTTTGGATCGCCCTTGTATGCAAACTCAATGTTGCCCTCCTTGTTCTTCTTCGGAGATATAGAGAACTTGATATTTGGCCCAGGTTTGATGCCTTCATCAAAATATCTGTCTATGTCGGCAAATATACGTGCTGGTTTTGCCCCGCTATATTCCACATCATGCTCTGTGTCCCATCCGTTGCCGAAGTCAATAATCACATCACCGTCATTGCGTGCAATTACCCTTCTGAGAATGTCCTTCTGCTTGTCTGTCGGCTTCATAAACAGATTGATGTTGCCGTATTTTCCATCAATATGGATAGCACCACGCTCGATAAAGTCTGGCATGGAGGTTTTCAAGCCTGTCTCTATTTCCTCGCCGTTCTCGTCGTACTCGTATGCTATTTTGCTAATTTCTCTGTGATCTGTGTGCCTCTGGCCGCTTGCTGTACGTTCATCAGCACCTTCATGTCTGCCGCTAAAGTCAAGCATAGAGCCATCGGGAAGAACATAACCAGCTTCTCGTATATCGTTTGTAACACCAAAATGCTTCTTGGCTGCATCAAACATGGTTTTGCTTTCCTCTGCCTCGCGCTTTTGCTCACGTTCCTTTTCTTTGGCTAAGAAAGAGAAACGTATATCAGCGTTGTTGCGGTCAAAGTTGCCGTTGTTCTCGGTTGCGGACTTGATTTGGTTAGGATCGAATACTACATAAGTAGTGGCTGGTTTAGCTTCATGATTATCAATGTGTGAATCTCTCACATTCTTAATTATCACACCATCATTTCCATTTTGTCTCGCCTTGGTTACATACTCGCCAATTCGCTTAACACCACTTCCTACCTGAACACTTTCAATCGTTGTGCCTTCGCCTTGTTTTTGAGCAAAGTCTTTTGCTTCTTGAAGATTTAAGAATGTATTGACAGTCTTGCCCTCGGCATCTTTCACCTCATAAGTGAATTTCCTTCCGTTCCACCATGAACCGTCAAAGTCAACGACCAATGGGTTCTTTATATTCAGATACACAGAATATGTACCCTTTTGCGTGTTGAAGCCCAGTTCCTCTGCTGTCTCTTCATCTTCATAGCCAGTAGAGTTCTCTTTGTCAGAGCTAAAGAAAATGCCAACTCCTTCTTCCCTGTCAACATCATAGTTCCATTCTCTTCTTTCTTTGAAAGTGTTAAAACCATAGCTACCAGTTCCATGATAAACCACTAATGGCTCACCGTTCTCATCCACAACCTTACTTGCTTCCTCTGGATCATTCTCCCAATCGCCAAACCATTTTTTGAAATTATTGGTGCGAATGTAAAGTTTTTCGCCCAAAAATTTGTTTAATTCAGCAAAATTGCGTATCTTTGCACCAGAAGAAGATTCTTGATTCTTGGGGGTTTCCGCGATTGGTGCGGGGTAATACAAGAAATCAAGAGTCTTTTTCTCGTTTATATAGGTTGCCTTACCATTGCGTAGCCAGTCTTCTAACTTTTCTTTTCCCTTACCGAATACCGATGAAATAACATTGAAATCCACATCTATATTTTTGCCTGTAGTTACAGCCACGAGGAAGTTTCCCCGCTCTGTCTTCAGCTCGGTGAGGATAGAGCGGTTTCCTTCTTTCTTATAGTTGTTGAACACGGCGATTGGATCAGCCACAGCAGAAGGAAGGTTCTTTAGTTCTTCCAACTTGAAGCCGTGCTTCTTCATCTTCTTTATTACCTTATTGCCATACAGCTTCATAGGCTTGTCTTCCACACCTGCATCCTTTAGGATGTCGGAAGGAGAGCCGAGAGATAGCGTGATATTGTCTGCATTGTCTTCGTTGAGCTTCGCAAGTTCGGAGTTGAAGGTTTCATCAGTCTTGGTTATATTGTCAGAGAGTGAGAACATCGGCTGTCCCTGGCTTACGCTCTCCTTCATCTCCGGTGTTACGTCCACGGAGTGCATTACTCTGTCTGCCTCGTTAGGCAAATCAAGCTCTACATCCTGTGTTTTTACGCCCCACTTCTTACCATATTTGTCCATGAACATAGGTAACATGCGGTCGTAAAATCCCTTCATGCCCTCGCCGCCGATCTTTAAGCCTTCACCGCTGATTACATTATAGTCATAGCTTACATAATGCTCGTCCTTATCTATACCCCATTCAAGGTTTTCGGTTGAATTGGCTTCACCTTGCTGCATACGACGAGCCAAGTCTTTACCTGCATTACGTTCTACCTCCTCCCAGGTTCTACCAAGAGGCTCGTAACTACCGTTTTTGAAGTATGCACGAGCATCAATCTCTCCATTAGGAAGAGTTACATAAGATATGTGGTCCACAACACCACTGAGATTATATCTATCAGCCTGCTGCTCACCAGTAGTCCACGCAATTTTGTCATAGCCGTTCTCTGCGGCATAACGAAGCATACGCTTCAATGCAAGTTCGTGCCAGTTCTTCTGGAATGGTGCATCAGGAACGCCATGATCTTTTTTTGCTGCCTCTTGTAGTCTCTTCATTTCTGAATATTCCTCGTCTGACAGTTTTGATTCAACTTGATAACGCTCCACACCAAACTCTTTTGCCTTGGCATCCATCCAGTCGTTATAGGCTTTAACTGCCTTGCTGTCAGCATATCCCTTCTCTCTACCGTCCTGGTGCCTCTTGCTCTGGATCTCGTCAATGACAAGTACCTTCTGCGTTGACTTCTTCTTCTCTGGGTGTTCCTCGTAGTAGCGGTTCAATGCATCCTTTGCCTCCTCAAAGGTATCATAGTGCCCTTTGTCGCGGTTATTGACCATTACGGCAAAGACGCTCTTTCCGTTTACGTCCTTGGCATTGAGGATATACTCCTTTCCCCAACCAATCTTTTCACCTTTAGGATAATAGAGTATGCCACCACGTCCATTGTTCCAAGGCTCTTCAAACTCCTCTACATGCTTTGGCACGTCCTCTGTGACTGTGTGAGTAGAGTCGCCGAACCTTATCCACGCAACAGCCCTTCCACCTCCAGCATCGCCGAAGTGGATTTCGTCGTGTGCGTTGTAAGGCTCGATAGTAGGAACGGTAAGGGCAATCTCGCGCTTGTTCTCCAAGCCTTCGGTGGTGTAGTCAAGGCGTGTGGAGTTGATAGGCTGTTGTTCAAACTCAAGGAAGTACTTGGCTGCATCTGAAATCTCATCGTACATATCCATTACAGGCACTATCTTATTAACTCCATAGTCAATCTCGAATGCTTGTCCGAAGTCGTCACCGTATTCTTCTATCATGTCGCCAAATGCAAGCTGTTCAATGCCGTTATCTTTCAGCATGTCATAGCGGCTTGTCAGTTCGCGGTTACGCTTACGGTCTTCCTCGCTGAGTTTCTTCAAATCATTAGCCCAGCCTTCACCGTATTTCTCGAACATCTCATTATCGAAAGCCTCCATTTCCTCGTCTATGGCTTTCTCTTCCTTGCGGTACTTCTCAAGGGCTTCGCCATATTCCTTCTGGAACTGCTGCATCTTAGGATTGTTGTCAAGGTCATTGACCTCTGCATACTCCACGTCCTCAACCTTGACGGCATTCTCGGCAATGAACTTCTCCACCTCTTCCTTGGTGACTGATTTCTTGCCGTTCAACCAGTCTGTGAGGCCCATCCACTTGTCTTCCTCAGCCTTCAGGCCACCATTCTTCTTGAGCATGGCAATCCATTGATCTCCGGTAGCCTTGTTCTGTTTTATTTCCTCGGTTGCCTTGGCTGCATTAGAGTAGAACGGATCTGAATTCTTAATACTGAGCGAGAACCTTACGTCTTCCTTATTCTCGTTAAATCTCTCGCTTAGCGGAATAAGATTGCCGTTCTCATCGTATGTAGGCTCCAACAGCTTGCGGTTGTTCTCCGTATTCTTGTAGGCATAGCCCTTGCCGTCATCATAGCCCCATTCGTTGATGTCGTTGCCGTCCCACCATACATCGTCAATAGACACTTCCTGCTCAATTATACGTCCTTTCTTCCAGCTCTGCAATTCAGTGTGCCACTGTGCATACTTCTTGCTTGGAGTTATCCAGTCACCATTGCGGAATGTATTTTCTTTGATGTCAGCATCAACGGCACGGTACATCTTTATAGTCTTCTTGCGGCCTCGCATTACTTTCTCCAGTGCCTCCGCACTCTCCAGAAGGGCATCATCGTGTGGACCGTTTCTGCGACGAGCCAGCCTTCCTTGAGCTGTTACTACATCCATGAGCCAGTCCGGTGATATACCTGAACGCATATCACCGAGTGAGAGATCACCATCTAACTCTTCATTTTCGTATGCCTCCTTGCGCTCTTCTCTTGTTGCATAGTAGCCATTTACAGAAGGTGCTGCACCATTAAATGCAAGGCTACCCTGGTAGTCGCTATTATCGCTATAGCCTCTCTTTGCCGCCTCTTCTCTGAGCATAGCGTCAATCTTCTCATCGTCACCAGCTGCAACAGCATCGGCATACTCCTTATCACGTGCTATAGTCTGAGCATCCTTACCCAGAGAGAAACGTATATCCTGGTTATTACGGTCAAAGTTACCGTTGTTCTCGGTTACTGACTTTATCTGCTCCGGAGATGTTGCAAGTACCTCTATGGCATTTCTGTCAAAACGTGAATGAGTAATATCCATTGGGTTCCTCACGTTAAGATAGTAAGCTCCCACATATTGCTCTACGTCTTCATCAGATATGTCTTCAGGATCTTTCGGGAAACCTTTTGTTCCTGCAAGTTGTTGCTTGGCATAGTCGCACGCTTCTTCATAGCTGCTTGTGAAGTATGCGCCCTTGCCCATAGATCCGTCAAGCATCTTGAACTGGTCAATATCCTTTGCCTTGGCCAAACTACCATGGTACATTACCATTGGCTTGCCTTCCTCATCCACAATCTTACTTGCATTCTTAGGATCCTTCTCCCAGTCACCAAACCAGTCCTTGAATTCCTTGCTTTCTGTCTGCTTGTCGCGCTCTGAGAATGAGAAACGCATATTGCCATTATCATCAATGTATGGATATTCTTGTTTCTGTGCCAAGCCTGTCTCATCTACGTATTCGCCGTTTCTGATCAAGCCTTCGATACTTTTGACGATAGCCATAGATGCGTCCTTTGGCGAAATGTTTTCCGGATGATAGATATACTCTACATATCCATTATGCGCTCCTCTGTCCTTATGCTCACCGTCCTTGTATATTACAATGCTGATCTTATCATCCACTGGAGCATTGCCTATACGTTTTCCTGTTGCTGGATGTGTAGAGATACGAACTCTTACAATTTTGCCGTCAACAACAAAGTCACCTTCATAATAGTCTTGGTAATATGACTGACTACTACCTGATTTTTCAAGGTGCAAACTATGCCCAAGCGCACTAACAGCTTGTGCCGCAGTGTCGGTTTTTCTCTTAAATTCACCAGAATTTATGATTTTTTTTGCAGAATTGATTGTTGTTTCAGAATTTTTTTGTAACTTTGCAGCATCTTTTGGAAGCGTAAGTGCGCGATGGCTTAGGTGCTCGCTGCCTTCCAAAGGTAGATTCTTGGAAGATGGGTTGCCTGAAACAGCACCGCCCCTCTCGCCAAGAATTGTTTTTTTATCCACCTCAAGGCCATTTGCAATAGCCTCTTCAATCTGCTCAGTCTTATTTACACCCTTCTCAGGCTCGCCGATCTTTACTCCGAGCTTTTCAAGTTCAGCCCTAACCTTCGGAGTCACTACGTTTTCTGGAATAGACACGTCCTTATCGCCGATGAAATCCTTTATCATCTGCGCTGTCTCTGCATCGGTAAGTGTTCTTCCAATCTTACAGTAGCGTGAAAGATACACCTCTCTGCCAGGATGGCCTTGCTTTACCAGCTCACCTGTCACAGATCCACTCTTCCAAGGAACCATGCCGACTGCATCCTTTGCATACTTAGCCTTATATCCGCTTGTCAACTCAGATACAGGTATCTCACATTCCACAGTCACCAGGTTCGGACGGATCCAGGCACTCTTAAACTGGTCATTCATAGGAGAGTTTGAAGTGTGCCAGTATGGATTGTAGCGTGCTGGAACGCTTGACGCCTTTCTTCCGGTTGCATCCTTGCTTCCCTTGTCAAGAATAAACTGAGGCTTGCCGTTAATCATCTTGATAAGCTCAGGATGCTCGTCTGCTTTCAGGATATCACCTTCTTTCGCGCTCTCAACGAGCTTGCCGTCAATCTTTGCAGCCATAGGAGGATAGAGCTTGCCGTCAATTACCTGCATAGCGCGATAAACGGTCTTTGTCTTTGTCTTGTCGCCGCTATTCAGATCCTCAATAGCCTTCTTGTCGTCTTCTGTCAGTTCCTTGTCACGTGGTTTAATGATAGAGAACTTTGGAAGACTGAATGCCTCATCTCCGGCCTCTGCATTGCCAATCAGATCCTCACGCTGCTGTGCAGCGACGAGCTCATACATGTCTGCCCAGATATCACGCGCACGCTCCAGGGCCACACGGGCACGGCGTTCCGCACTTGTCGGACGTGCCAGGGATTCGAGATATGCAAGCATCTTGTCGATGAAGGCACGCATACGCTGGATGATGGATGCTGAGTCTGCCTTGCTCATCTCTACGCGCTTTACGAGATCTGTAATGAATTTCTCGTCGGTAAGGATATGCTCGCCAACGAAATCACTTGCAACCTCTTCCATCATTCCTTCTCTTGTCGGCATCTTGAGGTTAGCATAATGCTGTGCATACTCCAGATCTTCAGCTGAAGGATTTGCTTGCTTCAGAATACTATCCCTGCGGCTAATTATTTCTGCTATATGGTCGGTATATAGGCTCAGCTTCTCATCCACAAGTCTGTTAAATTTTTCTTTACCCATGGATTCCTGCACGAATGTAAGGAACTTATCCCATACTCCTCTTACATCCCTGCTGCTTGCCTTGATGGCATGTGTCAGCTCGTGGCCTGATATCTTACGGGTAAATCTGTCACCGTTCTTGACTGTTTCCGGTGATAGGAATATAACATCTCCTTGGCTTATGCCGTCGGCACCTACCTCTATTACTCTTGGATCTACTTGGAATATTTTTCCAAGCTGCCTTCCAATAGCGTCAAGCAGATTCTTGGTTTTCTCTTCGAGGGGTAACGACTCAGTATCGAGTATAAGGCCTCCCACTTTTCGTACCCTTTTGTTATGTCTCTGCCTGTCGGCTTCTGTTCTGATTCCTCTGAAGCTGAATGGTGCTTCTGCTGCTGATCCGCTGAATGGATCCTCGGCTGCTGAGTATGTTGGTGCTGTTTCATTCTCTACCTCCTGGTTATGTTCTGCCATCGCACGCTCATACTCCGCTTCTGCTGCCTTGTTGGCATCATATACAGCCTCAGCTTCACGTATTCGTGCATTGTCTATATAATGTATGATATGATCTGCATTCTGTGCCTCAGATAACAGCTCAATGATAAGATCTCTTATGTCACGGCTGCCGTCTGGAGCCTGTTCCTGTAATGACGGTGACAAATTCTCGTATATGCGCTCTGCAAGCGTAGAGATATCGGTTGCACCATTCTCAAGCTTACCCATGAAGTAACTGAGCTTCTTCAGATCCTCTGCCTCCATGCCAAGCTCGCCTTCAAGGCCGAGATGCTTCCTTCCGTATGAGTCGGTCCAATTCTTCAGCACGAGGCCGTTCTTTGGAATGAGATCTGCAACAGCTTCCTTCAGCGTGCGTGGCTCACGGTTGTTCTCCTCAAGGATCTGCATGGCATCAGGATCGTCAGCCATGCGCTTGCGTGCATCGTTGATAGGCTTGTTGAATGCTGCTATGCTGCGCTGTCTCTGCTGCTCACGCTTCAGCTTCTCCGCTTCCTTACGCTCCTCTTCCTTGCGTATTGCCTCCTCACGTGCTTCAATACGACTTATCTGATCCATCCAGAAGGCTTTCTGGTGTTTCAGCTCATCTATACGTGCGTTGCGCTGATCCTGACGGTCCTCCTGGGCAAGCAATGCGTCGATACCGTCAGTAGCTTGTTCCTCGTCTGCTGCTGCCTCATTCTCTTCTATGGCTTGCTGCACCTTGACAAGTTCCTGCTGTGCCGCTGTCTTGCCTTTAGCTCCAAGGTTCTGCAACAGTTCTGCTACGTCGTCCGGATTGCTGTTGGTATAGTCAATAGTATTGTCTTCCCTGCGCTTCAGACGGTTCAACGGGTTCTTGCGACGCTCTTCCTCTGCCTTGCGTGCTGCTTCCTCCGCCTGTCGTCTTGCCTCTGCCTCCGCCTGGGCTTTCTGCTGTGCCTCGGCCTGTTTGCGGGTTGCTTCACGTGCTTCCGCCTCTGCCTGGAGTACCATCCCATAGCCTTCTTCTTTCGCGTCTGTAGCCATTTTCTCTGCGTCGGCACGTTTTATGGCAATTACCTCACCTGTCTCTGACTGGAAATTGATGCTGCCGTCGGGATTTACGCTTACAACGGTAGCTTCAACGATGTTCTCTCCATCCTTCAGAGCTACTTTCTTTCCGATCTCGAAGTTTGTAGGTGATACTGCATTATCGAAATATGCGTCTATCTCCTGCTGTATGCGCTTGCGCTCGGCAAAGATCATGTCCTTTACCTTCTGTGTAGGGAATACACGCTTAATCTGCTTCACATGCACCTGGTGTGGCTCACCAACAGGGTTGTCGTTTGCGTCGAGGTCATGGATCATGACCGTTCCGCCCATGTTATCCAGGTCGCCTTTTACGAGCTTCGCCTTCTTGCCGCTGTTGTCAAGCACGACAATAGTCACATCCTCGCCGTTCTCCTGGGCCTGTGCCTCAACCTTGGCCTGATACTCACGGATCCGGTTGCTCTTTATCTCCTCCATGGCATTGTTAATGCCATCCATAGATGCGTCAGCGTCAACATACTGGCGTAGTGCGTCTGCCTGCTCCTCCGGCATAGGTGTGCTATCAATCAGAGCATGTGCCTCTGCATGCTTACCCTGCTTTGTCAGGCTCAGTATGTTCTCTATAACAGGATTGGTGTTCTTCACCACATTGTTTACACGCCTTACTGCAAGCTCATGGTTGTCCTTGATTGCCTTGACTGTCGTGAGATCGTTTGCTGACACTGCATTGTAGCCGCTTGAGTATGCCTTGCCGTGGGATGTGTTCTCGTTAATAGCATTCTGAGGTGCTGCTGCCGGAACTGCTTCTGGTTGCACTTCTGGTTGCTGTACTGGTTGCACTTCTGGCTGCTGCACCTGTGCCTCCGTTGTAGGTCCGTTGTAAGTCCGTTCTTCCTCCGTTCCAGGCCCGTTCTCTGCAATCGGTGTTTCGGGTGCCTTGAATGCTGGTATGATGGAGTCTGGAGCACCGCCTTCTCCCATCTGATAGAGACCTTCCGTGTCGGGCTGTGCCTTTTTCGCATCCATGCCTTCAACGGTCTTCTTTGCCCAGTCATAATAGTCGCGTATGAGCTTGTCCTGCTCAGCGGTGCGGATGATGCCGTCAGGACCAGTCACGAGGTCAACGCTTGTAAGGCCGCTGTTTAGCAGCTTGTCGCGCACCTCGTCCATGCTCATACCCGGATAGCCCTCTATTGCCTGTTGCAACGTGCCTAACGGCATGTTGTTCTTCAGCTCATATACTTGTTCTATGGATAGTTTGCTGCCATCATCGAGAGGTATGCCTACATCTTCCCTCCACTCGTTTATGGAGTTGAGCTGCTGCTGGTACAGATCACGGCTTGCACGCTCGTTTGCCTCTTCCTCTGTGCCGAAGTGGTCGGTACGTACCGGCACACCGTTCTTGGTGTACTGCACGCTCGCCGTGCCGTCACCATGTTTCAATACCTTTATCTTGTCTGCACCGTCATAGCCGAGTGTTGCCTTGTTAAGATCTGCCTCAAGCTCTGTTATCTCCATATCGGTAAGCTCACCCTTCCTGAAACGGTCGAAATATTCCTTCATTCGCGCTTTCTGCTGAGCCTCCGTAGGTGCGTTTCCATCTGCGTCCGGCTCCATAGCATAGCGCATGGCTCCTGCTGCCACGGCATACTCACCGGTCTTGCCGAGTGCCGAGGTCTTACCGTAGATGTTACGCATGCGGAGCTTGTTCTGTGCCTCCAGGCCAAGATCTGCATCATACAATGGCACGCGCTCGTTGAGCATGCCGGCTGCATCGCGGTATTCCACATATTTCTCGCCGTCTGCTCCTGTGACGGTTGTCGTCGTAACGCTTGGGTTAGCATGATATTTTGCACCCATGATTGCACACAGCTTCGCCTTGTCGGCTGCTGTCAGCTCTCGGTCGTGCATTATCTTATCCCAGTTCTGCTGCATTACACTGCGCTGCTCCTCACGCAACAGATCGTCCACGCTTCTTGAACGTGTCTTGCCGTCGATCCTGCCTGCCTGGAATGGAAGAGACGGCATGTCGGATGCCTTTGGCACACCACTCATGAGTGCATCACGGAGGTTGTCTGTGCCTGTTATCTGCATCAGACGGCCCTGGCCTTCCTCGCTTATACCTGAGCCGAATGACTTGCCGATTATCTGTTGTGACTCAGATAATGGAGAGAAGAATGAGCGTATTCTGTTGGAAATATCCGTGCGGCCTTCCCTTGTAATTACATTGAGATTATGAGGGCTTGTACCACGCATCATCAGATCAAGCAGAGTGTTGTCTGCCCATTGCTGCATGAATGACTTGCGCTTGCTGTTGCCTTCTGCGTCAACCTCCATAAGCTCGTCCTCGCCTCCCATCATCTTGGATATCTCATTGATGGCGTTGCTGCTAAGAGTGAGTGACAATCCGTTAGCCGGTATGCCCAGGAAGTTACTTATTATTTTTGTTGCGCCTGTCAGCTCGGATGTTGCTCCTGCATATCCTCCAGAGACGGCACCGAATATAGCACCCTTGCCGGCACCTTCAACACCTTTAAGTGCTATCTTACCTGCATTGAAGTCATCATCACGCAACTGACGCGCTGCCTCTGACATACTTTCGAGCGTCGCAAAGTTTGCGGATCCTGACACGGATGACTGCACGATCCTTTCTGCCACACGCTGACCGAACTTGCTTGCAAGCTCTGAGGTTAGTATGCGCTGTGCCTGCATCCTGGTAAATCCCTTGGCCATGATATTCTGTATAGCCTTGCCGCATACCTTCTTCGTGACGGCCGATGCTGCGCCGCCTGATACCACAAACTCCGGTGCACTTGACAATAGTCCTACGGCTTCACGCGCAATCTGCGTGCCTGTAGAGGCATCATACTTAGATAATGCCATCTGCTTATATGCGTTCTGCTTGGCACTCTTTGTCAACCAGTCGCTCAGCATGCCGGTGATACTGTTGGAGAAACCGGAAAGGATATACTCTGCATCGTCCTTCGGCATGTACTGGTCGGTCATGAACTTGTCAAGTGCACGTGCCGCATTCTCCTTCAGATGTGGAGCAACGTATGTATTGAAGTATTCCTTTGGATTAATGCCGTATTTGCTTGCCTGTCTGTAAACTTCCTTGAATGTTTCCTGTAGCCCGTCCTTGTCAATAGCATTGATGAGCTGTGCCTGGAGCTTGTCTGGATCTATCTCCTGCTGGTATGCTCTTTCTCCAGCCAGCTCATTGGTCAACATTTGCAGATCTGATTGTGCTCCGGCATATCTTAGCGGCTCTATATGTCTGGATCTTGCAGCCTTGGCCTTGGTGAGTGCATCACTAAATACCTTGTCGATGATCTTCCTGCCCTTGGTCACGGCTGCCTCTGCCGTTGGTATGAGAACATTGTCTATGCCTTCACTCAACAAACCTGAGTCCTGCAAGGCATCCATGTCATAGCCCTGGCGTGCAAGCTCCTGCTTTGTAGCTTTCATGGCATCTGCAAGTGCTGTCTCACTCTTTGCACCAACTGCATTCTTAATGGCTTGTGATACCATTTCCTTGTACTTCTGACGGTCATCGCCTATGCTTCTCGAAAGCTGTGGTGCCTCAATGTCAGGGAAGGCCGGCTGATTCATGGCGGTCGTCTGCTGCTCTGTTGCACGCTGCTGTCGCATGAATGGAGTATTTTTCTGCTGCATGCGGAACTCTTCTGCGTTCTCCTGGTTCTGCTCTGCCACATTAAACTTCTGCAATGGTAAGCCATTCTCCGGTTTAGCAATAGATGCTGGTGGCTCCGGTGCCTGTATTGCTGTTGCAATCATGCCTTGTGGCTTGGATGTCTGCTGCTTAGGCATGACAAAGGAAATAAATTGATCCTCTGTACCAAGGTCTTCATAACCGTCGTTTTTAAGCACACCGTATAGCTTCTTTACGTTAGCTGAGTCATTGACAAAATTACGGAACTTCTCTTCTGTGCCTAAATCTTCATAACCGTCGTTTTTAAGCACATTATACAGCTTGTTTATGTTGTCTTGCATAGTTATGTTTGTGTTGTAGTGTTATAGATGATTGGCTGAATAGCTTTAGTACAAACCGAGTTTCTTCTTGCCTTTGTTGTTCGTTTGCTGCTTCTTTTCTGCTGTCTTTTTCTTTGCAGCTTCTTTAGCTGCTTTTTCTTGAGCCGCCTTCTTTTCCGCACGCTTCGTAGCATCTTCTTTACGCTTCTCAATAGACTCATCGGCGGTGCCCTTCGGTACATACGATTTCGTTGTCTCTATTGTCTTTGTGCGGCCGCGAGCGTCTGTTTCTTTCTTGGTAGTGACCTCATCTTTCTCTTGCTTCTGCACCTGAGTTGCATGATTGTCATGGGCACGTAAAGAACTGGCTGCGGCATTTGTCTTAGAGGCTTCCGCTGCCATACGCCTGCTTTCTGCATTATATTGTATAAACCTTGTTTCTTCTTCAAGCTTTCTCTGTGCTGCACCATTCTTGTCAATCTGAGACTTGTAATAGTCAACCATCGCCTGATTCTTGTCTGCTGTAGCTGCTGCAAGCTTATCCTTCAAGTCAAGGGCCTCTTGCTGTAAGCGGATCTTTTCCTTATTGTAGTATTCCTTTGCGTCAAGCTGTCGTCTCTTGAACTCGTCGGCTCTCTTTGCCTGGAGTGCATCAAGATAACGCTTGCCGGCTGCCTGTCGGAGTGTCCTTACACGGTCAACCTGCTCCTGCTGACGCTTGGTAAGGGCTTCACCGCTTTCAAGCGGAATGTTTGGTGCACCTCGCATAGTGCCCCATAGGTTAGCGAGACTGGTGAAAGCATCGCCAATCTTCTCCCATTTATGCTGAAGCGCGAGCTTCCTGTCCTCTTCTTCCTGCTGCTTGATTGACTTGGAAAAATCCTTGTCACCATATCGTGCATATACATCCCACGGATTCAGCTCTTCTCCGCCGGTGTCCTTCTGGAATGCATCGTAATACCTTATTGCATCATGTATAGGGATATTTGCTTCTGCTGCATTGGCAAAGAAGTCACCATTGTTGGCACCCCAATTCACACCTCCATATTTCTGCCAGAAAGAATTTTCCTGTGCTTGCTGCTCTGATGCCGCTTGCTCATACGCTTGTTGTGCCTGCTCTTGCGCCGTCGGCTGTGGCTGTTGTTGAGCCACTTCTGCCTGCCTACGTGCTGCTTCTTGCTGTTGCATTGCTGCTACCATAGCTGCACGATCCTGTTGCGCTTGCTCTTTAGGTGTAGGCTGTCCCGTAGGCATCTGCATCTGCGGAGCCTGTACGGCTGGCTGTTGCGGGACTGCCGGCTGTGGAACTGCGTCCGGCTGTACTCCCGACTGCTCCTGTAGCCATGCTGCGGTAGCTACATCATTTCTCGATTGACCTATCTGTTCCTGTGGAGTTGGAGCTGCGGGGGCTGCTGCCGCCTGCTGCCTTGGCATAATGTTTGGTTCTGTTTTTGTAAATACCATGACTGCTGATGTTTATTGTCTAAATGGAAATACCCTTGGCCGAGCTTGCCACCTGTGAAGCTGCCTGTGAGATCGCCTGAGCCTGGGCTGTCCTGGCTGCTGCAATATCCTTACGTGTGGAGTTGAGATAGTTCTGCCACTGCTGCTGCTCCTGCTGCCCCGTAGCCCATGCACTATCCTTGCGTGCCTGACGCTGCACGGCCTGCTGCTGGCCCATCTGTCCTAACTGCTGAGCTGCCTGCTGCTTGGCGAGTGCTGCTGCCTCCGGTGTGGATCCTACCACGTTGTTGTTTGCTGCCTGGATGCTCTCTGCCATGATCTCACGCATATTCGCCTTGGCTGCCATATCCTCGGCCGTCTCGCCTGCATACATGGCTGCATCACGGTGAGCACGGCTCTCTGCCTTCTGAGATTTGATTTCCTGCATCTGTTCCTGCAAGTCCTTGATGTTCTGCTGCTGTAGCTTGGCTCCAGCAATTCCTGCACCGATTGCGGCGGTGCCGCCTATCATTGATCCTATTGGTACCATACTTTTTTATGTTTTTCGGCAAAAATACAGTCTTTTTTCGGAAAACATGTGATAAAATGCGCATTTTGTCGCGGGTTTGTGAATGGAACATTGTATCTTTGCCCCAAACAATAACACACAAACACATTTCACATGGAAAAAACAACAAAGAAAAAGTCTTCCGGTGAGAATAAGCGCGGCCGGAAGAAGGGATGTGCGAAGACTGGCGGCCGTGTCGCCGGCACTCCTAACAAAATGACTACTAACCTGCGCTCTGTCCTGGGTGAACAGCTTGCACCGCATCTTGCAGACATCGGAATGCTCATTGCACGCATTGAGGATGCAAAGGAACGTGTCTCGGCTATTGTGTCACTGCTTCCGTTCTTTGCACCTAAGATGCAGAGTATTGACATGAATGCCAAACAGGAGCACGATGTTAGAGTGGAACAGAGCCTTATCGAACTTGATGAGCAATTCTCTGAGAAAAAGGCTGAACTTCAGCAACGTAAGGTTAAACTCGTGAACTTCGATTGATTTTCTACTTTTTTCTACTTTAGAAAAACAATGGCAAATAAAGCCCTCCATGTCTCACGACACAGAGGGAACAAAATTGAAAAACATTCTTACACTTATTTCCAAAAAGTTATCATCTCTTAATTAATACTTTTAACAATATTATTATGCCGGTTAAAATAAATATCCACGTAATTATATCCGATATCCAGTGCATTAGTGAGTATTTCTTTTCAACCTCCTTTATCACCTCAACGGGATAAGGTATTGAGTCTGTCTGGATAAACGTGTCTATCTTGGAACGGTACGCATACTTGTATATCGTCTGGATCCTGTCCTTGAATACAGTGTCACCTTTAATATACTGGTTCACATACACGTCGTTGTATATTGAATCGCGTATCGTATCAACGCTGTGGGTGTAGCGGTCAACAACCTTCTCCACCTCTACGTACTTGGTCGTAGTACATGATCCTGCTATGCCGACAATCAAGCTTGCGGCAATTATTATCAGGATGGCCCACCAGCCTGAAACAGGCTTCTCGTCTTCATCAAAATTCTCTCTTTCCATAATATACCTCCTATATTTCAAAGTATCTGTTTGCCTCCCATTGACGGCGTTTAGCCAGTCCTGCAAGCACCTTGCCGCCTGCCTTGTTCCATCTGAGCATCTGATATCGGATGATACGCTCGTACATCTCTTCTCGTGAATACTGTCTGTCAACCTTTACGGCAAGTGTTTTACATACAGCATCAAAGTCCTGTTTCAGTATAGGGGAATTAACGCCGGCACGGATCTTCTTCAACAGCGTTGAGCTTCCCAGGTTGCCGGTGCCAAGGTTATATGCAAAGTCCACGAGTGCATCAAACTGCCCCTGTGTCTTGCATACGTTTAGGTTATTCACGTATCTCTCGAACACCTCCAGGTCCTTGCGAAGCCTGTTCTCTGCATCCTGGTATGTTATGCTAAGGCCGGAATATACTCCCTTTGTGGATCCATAGCCGATAGTCCATACTCCTGCCGGACATTTGTATGCCTTCAGGCGGCATCCTTCAAAGCCCTTCAGTGCGTTTATCAACTTGTCGCTTGCTTTCATTCTGTGTCTGTGTTGTAGGTTTTAGTGTTGTCCTTCTTGAAAATATCTGCCACGGGATCTATGCCCAGTAGCGTCACGCAACAGGCGGAGAGGAACTCTGTTACGTCTGGCATCTGCAAGCCCTTGAAACAGCAATAGGCATAGCATAGGAAAATTACAATCAATCCTCCCAGTCCGGCCGCTCTCTTTGTCGAGAGGTCGCCGTGTGCCGATAGCATGTTCTTCAGGCTTTTCCTCATCATTTCTTGTTTTCCTTGATGTCGTTTAGATGCTGTACTCCTGCCTGGATCTGGTAGAGCATCTCCTTCATCTGCTCAATATCCTGGTCTGTCTTCAGGATTTGGGCATGGTCGCTGCTTACCTTCACCTCAAGGATTGCTATCCTGGAGTTGAGCTGGATCCACGCGCCAACGAATGCGCTCACTATTGTAATGAACGCTCCGATGAATATGTTACGTACTGATTTTTCCATTGCGTGTAAGGTTTATATCACTGCTAATTCGATTATTTTCTGCAAAGAAAAGCATTATTTTTGGAAAACATGTGATAAAATGCGCATTTTATCGCTGTTTTTTCTCGTTTACCTATTACTTTTGCTGCATGAAACAGAAATTTGATATTAAAAGGTCTTCCATAATGGATATGGTGTCTGCCATCACGGCCACCATAGCGAAGAATAACGGCATAAGCCCTGACGTTCTCTGGGCATCTGAGGATGATTACGCACAGTTAGATGTATTCTACCATGAGGCAATAGTGATCCTGGAGGCAAAGCTTGCCAAGCAAGTATCACCGTCGGCAAAGTTCATTTACCTGACTGAAGGCACAGACTACAGCCTTGTCGTTGATCTCACGCCGAGGTGGAATTCCAAACTGCGGCCGCTGGTCATCAACCGGCTCCAGGAATATCTCGTGCACAGCATACTCAACGCATGGCTTGCCGGCTTCCCAGGCGAGATGACTTCACTCAATTACGCTGAGCTCGCTGCATCTGACATCTCCGTCATCATAGATCTCCTGCTGCGTGTGTCATTCTCCCAGGAAGGTGAGGAGCAGAAACAGGATAGCATCTCCTTTGAGGGCGACGACGAGTATGCCGGTGATCCGTCAGATATGATGAGAAGGCATGAAGACTTGTCGTGCGTTCATACAGACGCATATAAACTACACAAACGATATGAACACAAATAACATAGCATTAAGTTTCTCGTTGGAACAGGTATGCAATGATCTGCTTTCCAACTGCAACCTTATCAGCAAGAATATGGTTGACGAGGCGGTAGCTGATATCCGCGCCGATATCCAGTCACCTGACTCCCAGGAAACACGTAGCCTCATCTGCCGCGCAATAACTGAGGCTTGGGGTAAGGTAAAATACCAGGCACAGCGGTATCTCACCTCCGGTCGCGCCGTTGACGACAACAGCCTGGAGCGTATCGCCTCCTACGGCGACGTGCCTATCTTCTGGTCACGTATTGACAGTGACTTCAGTAAGCTCGTCGGCTTTAATGACTTCTCACAGAGTGATATCCTCAACGTGGAGCATATCAAACCTACGGTGCGTATCAGCGGCGAGACGGATCAGGATATCGTCGTTGCAATAGCTGACGGCATATCATTTGACGTGTATGACCATCACGGCAATGCCCTTGTCCTGGATGCAAAGAGTGATAAGGACACGGTGAACTTCTACGCCAATGCCTACAGCCTTGACAGAACGCGCTATAACGTGTGGCGTTTCTCTGACTGCGATGCCGTCAGCATTACTTTTGACGACAGTGCCTTTCCTATGCAATATGAGAAGCTCAACCTCTTGCTTCACATTGATAACTTCAACCTCGGCGTGACGGATGCGCTCAAGTCATCCATCCACAAGTTCCTTGTCGATTACGTCACAGCACGCTTCCTAAAGGACCTGGCACCCGAAAAGGCTGCGGAGTATGTTGACTCCGCTACGGCCGATCAGGAAAGCATCCGCATGTGCCTTAATGCACGTGCCCGCATCTACACACGACGCGCCTCCTGGTTGTAATTACCTTGTATTTTACCTAATTTACGTTGACATATTAAAATCCCCGACTGTAGAGATACAGCCGGGGATTGCCATTTACTCAAAATCATTATCTAACAAACCTCTCAACAATATCAAGTATAACTCCGTGATACAGGTCGTTGCGCTTCAGGTTCTCGAACTGTACTGCCAGGCGGAAGTATTTGTATATCCTTCCTGGTAGCCTGCCCATCTGCCTTGCGTTGCTCTTGCCTACATAGTGCCAGGTGCGGTTGTCATCACTGCCCCACAGCATAAGCATAGGTCGAGCCTCAGCAATATCATAGTCCTGGATAAACTCACGGATAGCGTTGCGGTAGCCTTCAGACTTCAGCGTGCGTGACACTATCAGTCCTGAGTAGTTCCCTTCATCCTTGTTGTCGTATGGCTCTGACAGGCATATCAGAGTGCCGTCCGTCTTGTGTATGTACGGGTACGGATATGAGTTGTAAACTCCCTTCACCACGTTACCGAGTGACTTGAACGCCCAGGCGTTGTCGTTTGCCGAGAATGTAAGCACGTCACCGGTATATGCGCCGTCTTCCATGAGGAAATACAACAGTCTCTTGTTCACAAAGTCATATATGGCATCAGAGCTCTGCACTGCTGTTATCAGGTCGCCTACAGCCTTTGTCTGCGGGAGATTGACAAGCATGGTGCTCAGATCTCTCAGCGGGCCGCTCAGCTGTGTTGACAGGTCGTTTACGTCCGACTCTATCAGCTGGCTTATCGCACGCTTCGTAATAAATGCTACCGACTGATCAAGCTGCAACAGCGCGTTTGTGTTTGTTATCACCTCACGACTGATAGGCTGTATGCCGCTGTATGAGCCTGTAGAGCTTACCTCCAGTGCATATATACCATCTGTAGCGAAGGCAATCAACGGATATTGTCCGAACTGGCCCTGAGACAATGCCCTTGTCGTTGATGCTATTGCCTTTACCTCTCCCATACCGACGGCGTATCTGTGTGCTGCCGGATAGACAAAAGGATTGCCGGAGGCCGAAGTGAATATGTAATTGCGGAGGTCAAGGATCGGCTCGTCTGTTATTGATGCCGGAGGATTCTGGTCCGATGGTATCACATAAGACAGTTCACCACTGGCGAGATCTCCTATGTGATATGCTCCGTTGAGCAGTGGATGCTCTGTAAGCATAAAATGACAAAAGAAGCTGCTAAAGCTGTATATCCACATCTCTTTAGCTCTTGTGTCAGGGTAATATACGAATGCCCTGCTGATAAAACTTGTATCTCCCTGGTAATTTTCAAACTCCCTCTGCACATAGATGTTCTTACCGTTCTCTTCGAGCCTTATCACGATCTTTGTAATATATTGACCGGTCGTGCCTGGTGTGTTTTCGGGAACGAGGTTGTGTATATGGAAACCGTTAAATAACACCTCCTGGATGCCTGTGAGATTTATACGGTTGTTGTATGTGTAGGCGTATTTTGCAATTATCTTGTTGTGGGTACGGTAATCGTCCGGAGCTGTGGACGTTATCATCTGCTCCTGTGCCTCGATATTCTCAAGAATACCGTCATCTATCGGAACTTCTCCCGTAACAGGTGTGTTGTCTTCCAGGAGGTCATAGCGTTTAAGGAGATAATAGGCGTTCTGTTCTACGAGTCGTCTGAGCCATTGCTGATCTCCTAATTCCTTTGGCCGGAATATACCGTAGGCCTTCGAGTAGTCCTTGCTGTTATCCCTTCCTGTAATCCTGAAGTCTGTTCTTACTCCTGGAACTCCCCAGCCACCTTCTCTGTCAATGTGAAGGATCTGATTGACTTTTGAACCAAGAGTCATTCGCTGAACATTCATGTCGGTAAGTGCTACAGACTTGATGTTCATTAGATTATCTCTATCTGACGTGTAATAGTATAAATGCTCGAATTTACCTTCCCACGGATAATCACCGCCTTCTGGAATGTCCACGGTGATAGAGTCGTTTCTTCGGCTTATTCCTGGTGTTATATATATGTCAATGCTCTTGATGATATCTACCCAGTCAGTCTTGATGGCATTTATCACCTCATTGTTTTCATCCCATACCTTCATGTGGAGCTTCTGCGGAAGGAGTAAACCGAAATTCCAATGGTCATTAGTTTCCGTGTCATATCCCACCGCGACTATCTCAGGATGAGTCACGTCCGAGAACATGAGAACGGGAGCAGAGTGCATGATCTTACGTTTATCCCATAGTCTGTAGCAATAGCGGATATAGAACGGTAGCGCAAAGTATTTTGCCTTGTTGCATATCGTCTTTGCCTTACCAAGTGCCGCTTCCATGGCATCCTCCCTGACAAGCAGATTCTCTCTTTCGTAGTATTTCACCTCGTGGTCCACGTCATAGCGTGATTTAGTCATCATTATATATGACACCTTTGTGAGGTAATCATGTACGTCTGACCATGTGTATTCAGATCCAGCCTCAAAGTCGCTTATCATAGTCTCGCCTTCGCTCAATGAGAACTCAATCTCAAGCTCCGGCATGTCACCAAGGTACTTGTACGTGTTGTTGTACCAGCGAAAATACTCCATTCCGTTGGTTGTCAGCAATACGAGCGTATTGCCGTTGCTCGTAATAGAGTTAATGACATCACGCTTTAATGTCGGATCATCACTCAGGAGTATCTCCTCCTGCTGCTCTATCGGCTTCGTTATGTCCTTGTAGTATAACTCGCCAAGGCTGTTCGCAAAGATCGCATTCTTCTGTCCGGTTGTCAGCTCGTGGATATACAATATCTCACCGTCAATAACCGCCTTGTCCTCGCCTTCGATGACACACGGCCGGAGGGCACCGTTATGCACCTCCATGCCGTCACATACGGCCAGAGCTCCATTTTCGACGGCCTGTTCATCTACAGATAAATTCAAGCCGCTAAATCTAACATTCTGTTTCATTCTCTTACTGTTTATTTGTGTTTGTGTGTATATATTACCTCTTGCTCAGGTAGATCCTGATCTTACGCATAGGGATGCTGACATTATTCAGATAGTATTCTACCCATGACTGCTGCTTCTGCTGCATCAATAGTATGTTGTCACGGCATCCATGCGCTCCCCACGCCGACTGTGTGTAATAAAACGAGTCTGCTTGGATATCCTGCTGCTGCACTCTGCGAGTTGTCCTGATGTGCATCTTACCCATCTGTACCAGTCGCCTCACGCTCAAACAGTCCTTACGGGGCTCATATACCAGGGGCATCCAGGCATCATTCTTCGTGTTATAGAACAAATAGAACCTTGGCTTGCCGATCTTCTTGTATGCGAGATCGCACGCCTTTACTCCCTGGTGCCATTTCTTAACGGCACGCGCCTTCTCTATCCTCAGTACCAGTGGCAACCATAGCCTGCGTACCAGCTTCTTCTTGATGTCTGTTCTCATATTACTTTACTTGCTCTTGTTATAGTTATGTCTATCTCTATCGGTTCTTCATCCTCCCATTTTGGGTTTATACCACCTGGAAGGTCTGTTTCGGAGATTTCAAAAAAATCATAAGCACTATCCCAGCATTTATACCCAAAAATAGAAGTCTTATAGGGCTTGTGGTTATACAAACAAAGGCTATTATCCTTGTCGCGTGCAACCCATGCTCTCATCGTTTGCCCTCCTTTACTTTGATCGTGATTTCTAATTCTATTGGTTCTTGATCCTCCCAACGAGGATTGATGCCTTCAGGAAGTTTCTCTTCTGGGATGTATTTATCATCACTTGTAGAGTTATCCCAGAAGCCAAAGTCTTTCTTTATAGGCTTTTCTCCGAAGAACATGAAAACCTTTTGGTCTTCATCCCTGACTACCCATGCTTTTATCTTCATATCTTATCCTCCTGTTCTTTCATTTGAAGTTTATGTCCTGCTGCTGCCATTGCAAGTGTCATACTGCCTTGGTCTGTTTTAGCATATTCATCAGCACGTACACTTATTTTTTCCATTAACTTGGTGAAATATTCCTCACCTTCTTTACGGGCATAGAGATGAAGAGAAAGCACACGTGCCAGTATTTCCACGCCAACACTCTCCGCCTCTTCCCATGTCATACCCTTCATCCGCTGCTCGACACGCTCATACGGTGTCATGTCAGATAGTTTCTTTCGTGCCATCTTCTACTTTATGTTTTTTTAGTTCATTTACCATCCTTCCTAAAAAACCGCCTGCCTCCAATAGCATCTTGAACAATGAATTGAATGGATTTGTTTTGTCAGCATCTAAAAGAAGATTGGCAAAATATATCTCTTCCTTTATCCCTATTTTCCTTTTCAGCCTTGGATTGCGTCTCTCCTTTTCGAGCTGATGGAAATATTTTTTTGTTATTCTCTTCTTCATACTTCTTCCTCTTCCTTTAGTTTCTGTACTAGCGTATCGAAGTTGCCGTCTCTTTCCTCTACGACATCGTTGGAGAAACAAATAGGCAGTTCCCTGTTCTTCAAATAAATTTTCATAACATAACGCATTTCGCGTATCTGCTTATCGTAAACATCCTCTTTGACGACATACTCTATCCTACTCAAGCGAATTATCGTTTTTTGGGTTTCTAGAAATTTGCTCATGCGTTATTCCTCCATTGCTTTATTGCTTATATAATTTCTTAAAACACTTTTTACAGAATACATCCTCTCCAAACCATTCCATTTCTTCGAGTGCAATAGCCTTACCGCAATGACAACAGAATGTGTCTTTATCCTCCATCTTTGCGAGAAAACGTATTGCTGCATCCCATCCTGCCCTCCACACAAAGTAATTTTCCCTTGTATAGCGTTTATTAACCCTATCCCAATATTTTTTACGTTGTGCGGCTATGTGGGTTTTGCTAATTTCACTTAGTCTCATATCTATTCCTCCATGTCGTTCCAATGTGTTGTTATGTAATTGCGATAGCAATCCCACTCGTTGAAATGTACGCTACACCTATTTCGCTCACGATACTCAAAAAGTAATTTGAATATCTTGTTGAGGGTTTCATTAGAAGGAAGTCCATGATGCTTGTTAGCTTTCTGAAATTCTACCAATGCTTCGTTTCTTCCAAGCGCAACACCTGCCTTGTATCCTCTAAGGTAGTCTTTATATGCCATATTAACCTCTTTACTTATACTTCCAAACGCATACCGAACAATCCTTGCCCGAACACCAACGGCATTCGTTGTTTATGTTCGCAATGATTTCTTCAATACTGCGCTCATGAATTGTTGTTATTCTTTCAACTTTCAACTTTCAATTCGTTACAATCCTCCGAGCACCGTAGTCATCGGCTTCCTCTTCTTACGAGCCTCAGCCTCCTTCTGCTCCTTGGTCTTTATCTGTACTACTACCGGCACGGGCATCTCCTTCTCCACGATCAGCCCAATTCCTCTTGCCATCACGCGGTCGTCATGCTTGCCTGGTATAGCTCCGTAGGTTCCATCCTTGTCGTTCTTCATAAAGTATGCAAGCTCATTGAGTGCTTCCGGCTCACGCTCCAGATACGAGTGTGTCCTGACCACTGCCGCATAGTTCATCACAATAGCCACCTTCGTGCTCCTGTTGGTGTTGTAGCCCCATTTCTTCTCCCTGGTAGGATGCTTCAGCGTCTTGCTGGCATTGCTGCAATACACGTTGTCATACAGCGGGATGAGTATCGGGAAGAACAGTTCAGAGATATCACCGTCCGTATTGTTCATGCGGCTGTATGCCGTGTTGTTCTCCACTACAAGTAAGGCGTTCTGATAGTAGATGGATATCTGTGCACATCGCCTTGCCATCTGATCAGGATCACCATGTCCGTGCCACTCTGCAACAATAGCCGGAACACCGCCGTACATCACATCGTATCTGTCCCATACAACTATACACCAATAGTCGGAAGTCTTGTGACTGCCACCGATATCCACGCTTACCAGGTAACGGTGTCGTACCGTCTCTGAGTTGTCCGGCATATCCCATATCTGGAACGGACCGCCTTTCTGATCCACGAGGTGAATATTCACGATGCAGTCCTTCGACGTTGTGTCCTTGCTCTCTCCTTCAATGTCGCCGACGAATACCGGAGGCTCGTTGCAGTCCTCCTCCATCGCCTTGAGCTTATAAGGATCGAATACTGCATGTCCTGAGTATAGGAAGGCCTCAACATCGTCTGAAGGGTACTCCTGCTTCATGTCATCCAGGCTGTCGTACTCCTTCGCTTTATTCACATACCAGTGTATGCCTTCCAATGACGCTCCTATCTCAAACAGGTGCCAGTAATACTTGCCATTGCCCTGCGTGTCGTTCCGGTGCTCCCAGAGCCATATAGCAAAGTCTGCCTTCTCATCCTCTGTCTTGAACTTCAGGATATAGTCCTCGATCTCAAACCAGGCGACGAATACCGGCCTGTATGCTGACTGCCTGTTACCGTCCTTGTCTATAGTGTTACTACGTACCCAGGCATCGTGATAGGCGTTCTCGCGGCCGTTAGGCGTTGACTCGCGCACTATGAATGTGTAAGGCAATACAGGTACGGATGACGATGCCGCCTTGAGCACGTCTGCCGGTGTCCATACCTCTGTGTCTGGAAAGAAGGCCTCCTCGGTGATATGTGCAAGTGCCGCGTCACCTGAACGGCATGACTCCGGGTTACGTGCTGAGCCGGTCTGGATCTTACAGTCGCGGGGTATCAGATACTTGATGTTCTGTATCGTACCGTTTGCCTTCAATACCTTGTCCGTGTCCTTGTGCTCCTCGCCGAGATCATAGAACAGCCACATCGGTATGTTGTCCATCAGCTTGTTATACATGTCGAAGACGTTGGCTGCTGAGCTTGACTGGTGTCCTACGATGTTAGAATTCCAGTTCGTCTTCCAAAAGATTTGGATCCAGGCCATATATATGTCGGTGCATGTACTTCCTCCCCACTGACGGCATTTCAGCAATATGACTCTTATAGGCTCGTCTGCAAGCCTCATCTCCTCAAAAACCTTCACCAGCTTACGCTGTGCCGGACGGAGGTAGAACGGTATGTCGGCACCTCCTGACTTGTTCTTGATCCTGGCATAGGCATAGGCGAAGAAATAGAAGTCATACTTACAGCGCATCCTTATAAAGCGTTTCATCAACAGATCTGCTGTGCGCTCGTAGTCCTCCGTGTCAGGAAGGTGTTTGTTTATGTAGGCCCTTATGCTTCCGCAGGCCATCAGATCCAGGATGAAATGCTCGCAGAGCATCTCCTGTGGAAGGTATATCGTCCGACTGTCCCATAGCTCCTCCAACGAGAAAAGGAACCTTACGCCTGGCGCATTCTCTCCTGTCAGCGGCGAGTACGGACGGAATAGCACATCTATCCTCTCAGCGTCAAGCTTGAATATAATAGCCTTCCGCTCCTCCCAGTCTATGCCGGGCTTGTTTATGTCAAGTGCCAATGCTGCCATTCCTCGTGTGTTTGTGTGTTTGCTCCGCCTTCTTCAGTCATTAACACAGTACGTCCAGGTAGTCTGTACCCATCTGTCTATGAAGAAGAATACCAGGCCTGCCACCGTACATAGAAGGTGATACATGCCTGCCAGCTGTGGAATAACAAAACCGACGGATATACATGCACAGATAGTGATTATGCTTGCCCAGCCGCCACGCTGCTTTATCCAGGGCATAGCATAGCCGGTCATGAACATGATCACCGTACTTGCACCCACTACAGGCAATTCAGGATAGTACACATAGCTTATGAGCACGCTTACTACCCATGCCACCGCCACACGGTATGCCATCAGTATCTTATGCAGCATCAGCAATGCCCATGCGTTGATGCCGATGTGTATCAGATTACCGTGGGCAAACATGTATGTGAGGTGCGTCCACCATACAGAGCCTTCCGTGACTGCCATCTGCTCCTTGTACGGCATGAGCAACAGCATCACGAATATTGCACATATCGTGTATTTCAGCCTGCGTATGTTGTCTTTCTCTGTTTTGTCCATCTTCATTGTGTCTGCTTAGTCAGTCTTTCTATCTGTCGGCGTATGCCGGCCGGGGAAAGCCCAATACAGGGAGCTCTCATCATCATCGCCTTATACATTAGCCGCTTGAGCTCTATAGGCACGTAGCTTGCACGTAACCTGAGTGACATCACTATGTCGTAGAGTCTCTCGAATAGTATGCGTCTGTGGCGTGACTTCAGGTGTGGTGTCCTGCCCTTACGCCTTGACTGTATATAACGCCATGCCGACTCTTCACTGACGTAGAATCCATTGCACGGGAGGGTGCTTACGAGATCGTAGAGATCCTTCATCTGGTATTGCTTCGTCTTGTCTTCATAAGCATACTGCTTGGCCATGTTCCAGAGCCTCATCAGCTCCAGGTCCCGTTTCTCTATGAAATCGCTTGAAACGCCTTTCTTCCTCATGTGTATTGGTTTTTTAGGTTGGGATTTAGGGAAATATATATTCAAAAAGGGGTTGCTCTCAGTTCGTCTATCAGTGACTTTTCATGTGTGTCACATGGTCCGTCTTTATCAGAATTCCAGTGGCTCTATGGATCTCAGGAATGCGTTATTGCTGCGGAATATTATCTCTGTGCCGTCTTCCTTTCTCCAGGTCTTTGCCGTGGCGGCGAAGTCAACGTCTATCTTCACGCTCATGTTCTCCCTGCATTTCTCCATCTCGGCTATTACTGCTTCTAATCTCGTCACAGCTGCTATGCTGCATGAATAACCTCCGCTGTTCTTGTAGCCGAACACTGCCGTCTTCTCTTTCCACTCGTTGCCTGTCGCTTGACTTACACCCTGTTTCGTAGGCTCCAGGATGTTGATTGTTGCCTCTATGATCATAGTTCTTTGGTTTTGGTTATGTTATTATTGTTTGTTGTTTGTCTCAGGGGTTTCTTGTGCCATGTCTGAGCTGTCACGTATAGGATCGATGCCTAAAAGGTCGGCATTGAGCTTTTGGCATGCTTCAAGTCTATACTTCAGCCTTGCTATGTCCTTTCTTGTTACAAGGGTTTGGAAATATTCCTGCATTTGGAACAGCTGCTTTTTGAGCAAAGTGAGTTCCGTGAAATCAAGCATATTTGCATTATCACTTTTCAGGAAATCCTCAAGGCGGCATATCTTCTCCGACAATTCCACGCACTCTAATTGCATACGGTCACGGAATGTCTCAGTCCTAAAGATCTTCAGGCCCAGGTAGTCCACGCTGTACCACACGTATTTGCCTCTGATCCTACATAGGTAGCCGGAATCATCATCGTCCTTGCCGCCTATACACTCTATTCCAGGTGAAAGCTCTTTTGCCTCACTTCTCAGGAACGTCATAGCCTCAACATCAAACTTGATCGTATGCGTTTCTGCATACTTGTCAAAGATCTCGTCAATGGTTCCTTCTGTCTTTTTAATCTCTTTTGCCATATTGTTATCTGTAATAATCTGTTACTGTTGTCATTTTAGCCTTCTCCTCCAGCATCTTACATGCCATAAACCTCGTCTTGCTGGTGGTGGCATTACACATAAGCTTACCAAGTCGCTCTACGTGCTTGTCTATCTGCTCACGCTCGTATCTTATGCGCTCAAAATCCGACACGTAAGGAGCAAAATGCACCTCAAACTGTTCTGTGTCCATCCAAAGGTATGTGCCAAAGATCTTGCAGAGATAGCCATGATCTTCTTTTGACTTGATTTCAATCTTCGGTACCAGCTTCCTGGCAAAGCTCCTTGATACGTAGATTGCCTGCACGTCTATCGGCTCTATTGACGCAAAGTGTGCCTCTGCAATCTCGAAAGCTGCATCAACCTGGGTGAACGTCTCAGGATCATACATGCCGCTCAGGTTCTTCAGTAGCGGCTCTGTTATTTCATTTCTCTTCATAGTCGCTCAAGGCCATTGCCTTCTTTTAAGTAGAACTAATTTCTTTTGCTCCTTTCTTACCGCCTCCAGGTTCTCCAAAAACCTCGCCTGGGAAGGTGTCAGAGTAAATCCCATCGCCTGAATTGCACGGGCATTCTCTTTCATGATCTCGTATTTATCCTTTCCCATCGTCGCATTTTTTTAGCTGGTCCTTGAATGTGGCAAAACATTTGATGATCTTCTCTGTGCTGCGTATAAACTTGATCTGGTTGGGTAGCTCAATGTTCAGACAATCCTTGACCGGTTGGTTGTCACGCTGCTTTATTTCCTGTAGTCGTTTTGCCATTTCCAGCTGAAGTGCCTGTAGTGACATGAGCTTGATCGTATCGTGATCGAATGGGGTAAAGTGTGATAATATCTCGGTTAAGTATATAGCTCCATCAATCCAGAATAGTGCTCCGCTGCCTGTAGTAACTATATATCCATCCTCGTCAGTTCTGCCGATAACGTATGTTATGTATTTCTTGACGCTTTTATAGTTATTTACATGCGCTACCTTGATGTTGAAGACGGGGAACCAGGGCACGAAAACATGAGTCTCAGCTATTATTTTATCGAGCTCTTCTTTAGCCATACACCTGCCTCCTTTCTTTCAGGCGTAGGATCTTCGCACTTAGGATTGTACCACAGACGGAAATAATCGTTATAGTCCTCGTTCTTGCCACGTACCTTCACGTATTCCCTGGTGACGTAGAACTTCATCGACTTCATATCCGGACGCAATCCGTAGTCAAAGAACAGCTGTGCCGGCTGCACGTGCCCGTCAAAGCTTATCTCATAGCTGTAGCGTCTGAGCCATGCAAAACTACGCTTGCGTACCTCCTGGATAGTCGTGACGTTACCCATAGCCACCTGTGCCGGGACTATTGCCCAGGATCCGTCAATAGCGTTGGTGATACGGACAAACATACACACTCCGCTCGTCATCACCTTAGCCAGCTTACCCTTGCATAGGATCTTATAGCATCCCTTACGATCAGGAAGGAGCTCACGCTGCTTGCCCTGGATGTTGAGAACCTTGATCGTCGTCTTCATAGGCAATCGCTCCATGTTCACCTTCTCCGGAAGGTTAAACTTCTGGTGCATCTGCTTGATACGCTCGTCGATATACTCCTTTGCGGAGCGGCTCACCTTCTTCAGAGGATCTATATACCCGTTAATAAGCGTCTTGTCCTTCTTGTTCAAGGCCTCAGCCTGTGCTTCCGTCATCACACGGTCGTTCTTGCGGAGCTTCTTTGATGCCCGCTTTGCTGCACGGCGGCCGTGACGGTTGGTGTTATATTGTTGTTCCTGTGTCATAGCTTCTCAACATCTTTGATGATCACATATTTATGAGTGCAACAGGCATGGTGCGTGCTGCCTTCAATCACGTTATAATACGGGCATGGTAGTACGTCGCCTGGTGTCAGAGCCGAGATAATACACTTCTCACACGGACGGTATTCCTCCCGTTCATGTTCGCACTCATAGCGGAAAGCCCATTCGTCTATCTCGTCAGCATCAGGTCTGATGCCTGTTTCCTTCACAACAGCGGCTATCCATTCTTCCCGTGCACGGATCTTCTCCCGCATATACTTTACATCGAGCTTGTCCTGCTCAGCACTCACCTCCCGAAGCTCAGCATAGGTCATCGGCTCCAGGCGCATAAGCCTGCCATGATGCCTGTATATGGCAAAGCGCGAAGTCTTGATAGGCCTCGCTTCATTGAGCTGCGGAATCCTGTAGCCAAGCTTCTTCCTTATCAGGATGCTCAGCCTCAGCAATATCTTGTCTATTTGGTTCATTCGGCAAAAATAAGCATAAAATTCATACTTCGCGCGATAAAATGCGCATTCTCTGTCAAAAAGCAATGCGTGAGGGGCGTGGCGGTCCCCTGCGCATGCTGAAAATCAATAAGTTTCCTACTTTTGTAGTTAATACACTGTTAAGTAATTAAAACAATACTTGGCTGCCACGGCCTCGTTTATTTCATGTTCAACATTCCGGTATCATGACGTGCGGCGTATCGCCTGGCACCGTTGTATAACACACCTGAACAGTAAGATAATTATATTTGTTATTGCTTGCCGCATACTATTTCTCTTTCAGCGTGTCAGGTGTCAGGAACCTCGTAGCGAAGCCGCCACGTGCCGGATCCTCCACGTTACACACCACATAGACAAATCCCGACTGTACCTGGTCATAGTCAATCACCTCGCATTTCTTGCCGAAGTACCAGCGTATAGCACCAACTGGATGCTTCTCCCGGATGCTCTCCAGCTTCTTTTTCTTCTCTTCTTCTGTCATAGCTATTTATTTTTAGCAGTTTTTAGATAACTAAGTATTCCCTCAATGTTATGAGTGCCTACTTTTTGTAGCCATTCTATTTTGCGAAGCATCTGACTATTGTCTGAGGGTTTGCCGATGCTATCAGTAAACAATGATTCAAAGATGCAGTTGTCCGCTTCATCAATAGTCTTTTGTAGTTCCGATATTCGCCCTTGCAAATGTCTTGTATAGCAAGCGTTAATATCTGTAATGTCAATCTCGCCTTTTGTCATAAGTCGAACTATCACGTCACAGATTACTGCCTTGCCCTCTGCAATTAAAATATTTTCTATTTCTTCTCTTGTCATACTCAATCCTCCTTATTTAACAAATCCAGACCATACATTTCATCCATCTTCTTCTGTCTTTCTTCACGACTGATATACTGGATATTAATGTGAAACTCTTTAATCATCTTCTCAGCGACCTCACGTGCAATGTCGTATTTAAGGGTTTCAATAGAAGAACGACATCCTGCCTTGACTTGATGGTTTTCAAAAAGATACCCATCAAGTTCATCATCAAATGCCCCTTCGTATTTATAGAACTTGCAAAGTTCTGCACTAACAGCACTATATGGAGTAGAATATGTAACGTCACATCTGCCTTTGCCTTTTTCTGACCTATTCTTAACCTTTACAAGATGAAAGTGTGCACAATTACCACATTTTGCCATACTCAATCCTCCTTTGTTGTAAAATAACTTTCTGTGTCACCTCCTAACATTTGGCATAATCTGCTATCGTTAGCTAACAGCAAGTTTCCATACGGATTGCACTTTGCATATAGTGAGCAATAGTTGCAGTGTATTACTTCCTCGCAAGGTTCACTTACGAGCCGGTGTTTTACTCCATCAATCTCAACTATTATTCTTCCCATGTTCCATCCTCCTGTAAAATAGAAATTATACTGTCCTTTACTTTGACATATTGTTCTGAATAATTGTGATAATCTAAAATTAACAACTGCCTCTCAACCTTCTTAATGTCAATGCGCTTTTGCTCTTGTGCACCGGCACAGAACGCTGCCTGCATAAGCTTGGATATGTTAGCCATGTTCTTGTCTTCCCATCCTTCCACTGGATAGGTTTCCTTGGCTTTCTTCTCTATTGCTGTCATAGTTTGCCTTCAATGTAAAGTTGTTGCTTGTAATGCCTATGTTCACGCATCGTTTCTGCCCATTGTTCTTTTGAGGGTTTATAACTTCCAGACTTTTTACGTTGCCTGAATAGTTCCCTATTACGAGTCTCCTTCTCTGGTGATATTACAAAAGTAATAAGCCTGCGTGATACTCCAAACATAGATGCTAACTTACGTTGGACATCTTTTCCTCTTCATGAAGCCAACGGATATACTCCTTTTGGTCTTCAGTCAGTTTCCTACGTCTATCATAGAAAGTTCCGCTGATATTTATCTTCTCTGATTTATAGGGCATAATCTTACTCTCCTTCCAGTTTCTTTACAAGAGCATCTGCGTATTCGATTGCTTCTGTTGCGCAATCATCGTATTTTTTGTGAACGTCACACAGCATATATTTACCTTTTTGTGTAGGGATTATACTTTGCATGGCTAACATAGCCGCTCTTTCCCTGACATCTTGCCAATGGTCGGAGATTGGTTCTTGCTGTTGCTCAAACTCCACATCATCGACATAAAATGTACCATTTACACCTTTCATTGTGAGAGTTTCTATTTCTTTGAAGGGATCATCAAAACCTTTAATTTTTGCTTTCATACCTTCTCCTCCGTTGTTCCTCCCTTCTTCCTCCCATCATGCTCTTATTCCACGATGGGAGTAGAAAGGGAATAGATTAAACATTAGTGCTCATACACATCCATGATCTTGGTCTCTACGTTGCCGACTACCCTGTATTCCAACATCGAATTGCTCATCACCTCGTTGATGTACTGGTTTGCTGTCTCGGCCTTATCTGCCTGAAGGAGATACGTCGTGGTCGTGCGCTTTTCCTTCTGCGTCCTTTCATCATAGCTGATAAACTGAAGCTTGATCCTGAACCAACAGTCATCCGTGTTCTTGTCAGAAAAGAAAACTTCCTTATATGGAGCCGGATTGATGTTCTTGATTTCAAACTCTCCCTGTATGTACGCGGCCATCTCGTCCGTAATGCGAGCCTCAGCTTCGGCAAATGACATTGCATCCACCGTGTAAAGCTCATTAACTCTCTTGTTCGTGCCGTTCTCCTGAAGCTTGTCAAGAACCACCTGGCACTCGAACCATTTACTTGTTGTTGATCTCATAGTCGTTTTGTTTTAATTTTTCAGCCTTTTCGCCGCCTCTGACGGCGTTTTGTACCTTTTGTGGGGTTATCCCACACCTCGAAGCCTTTTCGCCGTCAGAGACGGCTTATCCAGCGTTTAAGCTCTATCGCTCGTACTGTGGGGTTGTCCCGCATACAACGGTTATAGCCGGCGAGGTATGCCTTCTGTGCTATCTCCAGGTCGATAAAATCATTCTCTGTCAGGTTGAAAGTCCGTTTTGCCCACTTCCTGCCGAGCTTCATTATCTCCTTGCTGTCCTTGCGCTTTTTCTTCATCTTTCTGCACTGCTATTAGCTTGTTGGATATATCGCGTACCATCGCCGCAATATTTGCCAGGCATACTTTTAGCCTGTATATGTTATTGCGTTTTGCAGCGTCATCAACTAACTCGTTTGTCAATTCAGATCCACAGCATCGCTTAATGAAATCCGCTGCCTCGTCGATTATTCTCCTTTTGTCCGTCTCGTTCATGTTGTTTTACTTGCTATACCAGAGCATCGGAAATAGCCTGGATGATAGTGTCCTTGTCCGTGAGATACGGAATATTCAGGTAATGCGTCAGGAATTCCCGTAGCCCGTCCTTGCTGTTTGCCTTGACAAGTTCAACAGCTATAGCGGCATCATTGCATGAGTCGCCAAGGTTCTTCCACTTGCTTTTGCCTTTGAAATCTTCTTTTGCATTAGCGGCATCATCTGCAATTACCGTGTAGCCATTATCCTCCAGCCACTCGATGATCTCATCCTCATCAATCTCTACGCTTACTTCTGTGTCAAAAGTTCTCATACTACATCCTCCTATGTTTTGTTTCTGTATCTGGTAACATCCCCGCCGACTTGGCATCTTCGTAAATCAATTCGTCTAAATGATTTGCTACGCCTTTAGGCCGGAGCTTGTATAATAACCGATAATTCAATCTGCGTTTACTCAACTGAGTGAAGAATTTTCTTACAACTCTCTTTTTCATACTATATCCTCCTGCGTTTTGTTACTGTATATCTCTGTCATACATCTTCCTGATCCTCTCCGGGCTTTTCATAAGCCATTGGAAAGATCCGAAGCTTGTATCTTCCATCTTCATTTTCACAGCTGCCATGTTCTCGATGGCACGGACAAGGTAGTATTTGGCGGCATTCTCCATTGTCCGCCCCTCTTCCGTCTTGCAGCCATACAGATCAAGCACATCGTTGGCTACTTCTTGCGTCAGGCCGCCGTAGATCTCGCGCAACATTTTGTTAAGCCTTTCCTCCGCATCGCTTGGCAAATCACCAGGCTTGATAAATTTCAGACGGCACGGTTGTTCGCGTTCCTTGAAATCGTTGCAGATATTATTCCACAATTTCCGGAAGTCCTTTATTTTCGCCTTCGGCAAATTTTTTTTCTTCCTCGCACGCGCGTCTTGTTGTTCTTGTTGTTGTTTATAAATATTATTATTATCCATCCCGTTAGGGATATCGTAATCGTAATCGTATATGGTATTCGCTGGTATTCCGTGGTATTCCGTGGTATTCCGTGGAGTACCATTGTTTACATCGGTATTCGTTGGATTTCCATCGTATTCCGCGGTATTCCGTGGAGTACCATCGTTTACCAATTTAGCCTCGGCATTTTTCTTGTCCCAGTAGTCCTGTATGCGCTTTTTCTGTTTCTCACATTTCTCGGCGTATTTTTTCAAATCCTCGTCAATATCAGAGAATAAACGCTGATACAAGCTTGTAAGCCATCCTTTCTCCGGCAGCGTGTCTATATACTTCTTCATCTCCTCAAGGTGACTCAAGGATTCTTCCGTACCAGCGGAGTACCAGACAATCATCTTCAATATGATGCCTGCCTGCTCGTTGCTCATCAAGTCGATGTCGAACATCAAGTGCTCGAAGTGTATGCTCACATGCCTCGGCTTGTTCTGTTTCTTTTCGTTTGCCATATTCAAATTGTTGCGAACCATTTTATTTCTACATACCGTCACTTGCGAGTATCGAAAATTGCCTTTATCGCCGCCATTGTCTCAGCATGGTATCTCCCACGCCTCTTGGCATTGATCTCCTCTCGGCGGTCCCTGCGGTATGCCGCCTGATAAGCCAGCACCCTCTCGCGGTGACGCTCCTAGTACCTCCTCCTCACCTCCTTGATCTTCTCAGGATGCGAGTATCTGTACCGGTCATTATATTCGCGCCGTGCCTCTGCCTTGTCAGCCTCGGTCACGCGCCTTGTATATGCTCTTGACATGGTATCAGAATGGTATTGCAGCCCGCACGTTTCTGTCGGTGATGGGGAAAAACACCAGCTTGCTCTCTGAGCCTCTTACGCCTGGCAACTTCTGTTTTGCCTCCTCTACTGCGTCTTGTATAGCAAAGATCCCGTTGAAGGCCTTAACCCTTATCTTGCCAACGTATCTCTCGCCAAGGAGCACGTCCATTAATATGTCGTGCGGCTTCCTCTTTAACTGCTGCACACTTCTCTCTAAAAGTGCGCGTTTACTGTCTTTGTGCTTCATGCCGTTTTTGTTTTAGTTCATGAAATAGGTAAGATTGTATTATAAGTGGTGGAAAGTGGGGAGTCGAACCCCTCTGCAAAAGCCTGCCGGTAAGCTTTTGAGTAGTCGCCTTGCTGCTTTCCGTTTCTCGCCGTCATTGGCGTTGCGTCATTGGCTGCCGAGTTCGGCTGCCTCATTTCCTCTTCTGGGCATCTATGAGCTCTTGCAGCTCCTTCCGTGCCTTGGCTACTGATTTTGCCTCCTGCTTCTTCCAGTCTTCCAGGCGTATCTTATCAGCCTCGGCCGATACCTTGCCTATCCTGTCCGGTAAGCCTTTCGGCATGTGCTTCAGATAGTCAGTCACTACCGTCTCGAATTCATCAAGCGTCCTGACCAGGGTGTATCTGTACCCGCATACCTCCATCCTCATCTGGCATATCCTCTGATGGATGCCGTGCCGGCCGCGCCGGCCGTTCTTCAGCTCTATTGCAAGCCCGTGGACCTCGTAGAACTCCTCGCCATCCTCGGCCCTGTATCTTGCCGGAATGAAAAGCATGAGGTCGGGATATCCGGCTACAACGCCCATTGCCGCTCCTATCTTACGCCTCGTCCTGTCAGGCTCCTCGTTAGGGATGTGAGTCATATAGTCACCTAATATAGGGTATCGTGCACGAAACCACTTCACGCAACGGGACTGCAAAGTGCTCTCCTGCTGCCTGCGTCGCGTCGTACTGCTCACTGTGGATGCTGCCGCCGCAATAGCCCGATACTCCTCAGCTGTCATCTGGCAGTTATTATCTAAGTTAGAACCATACGTCTGTCAAGGCCGTCATTATAGACTTACCCGTGACATAACGCTTCATATTGGTCTTCCGGACCTTTGTCTTCAGCTTGTCGTCACGGATCATATTGTAAACCCATTGACGGCTCACCTGCATCATCTTCGCTGTCTCAATAACAGAGTACAGCCCGTTCTCCTTCAGTTCCTCTGGAATCGTCGGTGCCATACTTTTATCTCCTTTCCTTACTTTTGTCCCGGAGGCCTGTTACGGCCCCGGAATGGTTATACATCCTGTTACGCGCGGCGGAATAGGCCGCCGCACTTGAGTGCCTTCAGCACAGTGGCGTAGCACACATTATATTTCTCCGCCAGTTCGCGGATGCAAGTTGAATTGCAAGAGAAGGGATCTTCGGCCTTCATTCTCCTGTAATCGTCGTTGATATCCTGATAGCGATCCAGCTGCCTCTGCCTGCCTTCAGTCATCGGCAATACTACTTTACCTTGCGTCATTTTCCTTGAGATTGAAATGTTATTACTACGTTCTGAGTTTGTTGTTGATGTTGACATATTAGTGGAGGAAAGCGGAATCGGACCACTTCGGATGTAAATCTCTTGACTAATAATTTTTTGCAATTCATAACCCTATTTAGGATTTCTTGCCGTCCTTGGCGTTGTAGTAGCCCCACAAACCTTCATCCGTCAACCATTGAATTTCCTCCATGTAGTAAGGCGGCAATGACCTCACGGCTATTGCCGCCCTGGCTTACTTATAAATTTTTGTTCTTAATAAAGGTGTAAATAAACTATTTTTTTATACTCTGATCAATTAAAGTATTGATTTTGTGCTGCCTTAGTTTATTCCCATCGCATTTGCCATGTTAATCACCATGATGGTGAGAACAAACATAAGGATGGTGAAAAGAACGGTGATGATGCCATCCTGCACCTTCTCCCGCTGACTGTCTTGCATCTTTGACATAACAACTAATTTTAATAGATTAAACTTCCGGAGATCCGTCCGCCACTCCTGGCTTCCGCATTCATGCCTTCCGGCATCCCCGCATTAATGACAACTTACTCATCCCCTCCTGAGTAGGAACGGGTACCGTGTTGGTTCCCGTCCCCGGACGCTCTGGTAGCCAGCGTCCGCTCGTAAGGAGGATGTATTTCTTTCAGGCTTCCTACGCTCGCCTTTGTTCAATTCACAATTTTTTACACTAATTTTCTTGCATTTCTAAGATATTTTACATACCTTTGAAGCAGAAAATTAAAAATATTTCATTTTTTTACGTTGCAAAGATAAATAATATTGTTGTTAATAACAAGAAAACTTGTTGAAATGGCAACATTTTTAATGGTTTTTAACAATAATCCTTGTTAATATGGACAAGATGAGCAAGAAAGACCGAATGATAAAGGTCTATAATGTATTAAAGGAAAATGGCCACATTCATAGTCAAGTTGATTTAGCTAAAGCTGTTGGTGCATCTGAAGCAACTATCTCGAAAGCTCTTAAAGGTGATGAGCGTTCCCTTACAGATAGTTTGTTAAAGCGAATTAATAAGACGTTTGGCAATATATTTTCATTAGATTGGCTGGTAGAAGGTATTGGTCAAATGATGTGCGGCTCATCTTCAAATCCAAACGCACCCTTCAACATCAACAATCCTGATAATACAAACGGAGATACAAGTCAAGATGCTTTGGTTCTTGAAAATAAGATGCTGAAGAAACTCCTCGAAGAGAAAGAACGCACCATCCAGTTGCTCCTCTCGCAACGGGAAAACGTGACTTGATTTTCTAATTCATTAACTTAAATGTCTAATATAAAAAAATGAAAACATGGAAAAGGAAGAAAGCAGACAATGGGAAAGTATGTACACATTAATGTTTTGTGCAATCCCACCAACACTAAGAGATCATACTTGCGAGAAGTTAATAGAACTTTACAGCAAGAATTATTCTCTTGAGCCAATAGATACATTTGTATGTATGAGTGAAGGAGTAAAAACGATTAAAGAAAAATATATTCCTGATCTATTTGTTTCGATGGGCTATATGGCTGCTTACTTGTTGAGGGCTCGTGATACCGCAATTATGATGTGTCGGGTATATTGCGAGTTGAATGATGTAAGACATACGTCTCAAACATTATATAGATTTATTGTTGAGGATGCTTCTATTCGTGATGCGTTGTTTGATAAGTATGGCTTTTTCATGAAACCGCATGATATAACCCCAAGCGAGCAAGAAATGCAATAAGAAACAACCTCTTCACCTCCGATTCTGCGAAGGGACTTGGAACGGACTTACAACGGACTTGGAACGGACTTACAACGGACCTGCTTACTCTCCAGCCCAGCTCAGTCACACAAATCCCTCTCAATCGTTGTAATTTCACAGAAAAATATTAACTTTGCACAAAAGATAAAGATATGACATTCAAAAAATCATACCCAGAACTAAAACCGGCAAACCAGGAACCACCTCCTGAAATGTCAAAAGAGACGCGGACAGAGAGACGTCTAAGAGAGTCGTCAGAAAAGATGGATCGCTTATTGTCAAAGCTGATGGAGCTCCCGGAGAAAGATCGGCCGCATCTCCCTTGTTTAACACCATTAGTAGATATGTTGCTTCCTGAAGAGGATGATGACAACGAGGATCCAAAGAAATAACCTCTTTAACCGGCATCATTATACACATTATATATAAAGAAAACATGTTCGGAATATCCCGCATCTGTCGCTATCTCGACACGCGCATCATCCGTAAGATCGGAGTTATACGCGCACGCCGTCTGGCCCGTTTCTTGATCGGCTTCATTCCCACATTCGGAGTATTATGGTTTTGCGGCAATCTGATATACAGCCTCACCGGCGGACAAAACGTGGCGATGTACTTCCTGCTTCGCTACGCCTTCATGACGTGCCTGCTGCTCACCATCCTCAGCATAGCGTATGAATTCTGTTTTGTACACCGGCTCTTCATCCTATACAATTACATTATAGGTCTCTGTATTGAGCATCAATCTCGCGTGGGCTTCGGTGAGTGGCTCTTAACTGCTCGCGTGGTATCTCTCACCATCGGCCTGTTCCTGCTCTTCCTGTTTGTGAAGAATAACTGCTGGAAAGATTTTTTCCATAAGCAACGTGAATTTAGGTAGGGACATTTTGTCCCCATGTAGAAATATAAGAACAATGAACATACATATACGTGGCAAAACGTGAATTTTCGTGGCCAAACGTGGTCAAACGTGGTCAAACGTGAATTTTCGTGGTAAAACGTGGTCAATATTCATCTGAATTATTGCCGTTCATGCCTCTATGCTTTCACTCCAAACGTGCAAATTCCGTGCAAATAAAATTGGTTCAAAATATAAACGATTGACATTTAGCCGCTTACGCTCCAAGTCCTAACATCTGGGGGGCGTGTGGTCGGCAGTTCGAGTCTGCTCACCCCGACTATCTGAAAATCAGTTAGTTATCCTTCTTTTGGGGCTTATTTTTTTGCGTATTTATACACATTTTTTGTCCATAAATATACAAAAATGTAAAGTTCTGTCAATCTATCCGTGCAAATTCCGTGCGAATAATTTTATGGTTGTAAATTATTATCTTGATACCCGTAGGATCCGTAAGGATGGCACTGCGCCTTTGAAACTTGTCATTCGTAATCTTGGACGGGTGGCACAGTACAACATGGGTATATGCTTTCCTCCGGACCAGTGGGATGAGGAAAACTCCAGACTGAAGGATTTTCCCAAGCATAAGTATAAGGAGCATCCACGTAAGAAGGTGCTTAATGATTTTCTGGAGAGAACCATGGTGGAGGTGCGCACTCACGTTGACATGCTGCCTCTGAAGCTTGACGTGATGGATATCCGCGACTACATCGACAAGCTCCTGAATAATACCGTGTATGAGAAGAAGGAGAGAGAGGCTGCTGAGCTGAAGAAGAAGGAGGATTTTTTCCTTACCAGGTTCCTGGAGTTTACTAATCTCAGGAATGCACCTCGTACCCGTGCTATCTACGAGCACACATATAATGAGATAAAACGCTTTGACGCTAAGGCTGACACGCTCGCCTTTGAGGATGTCACTGTTGACTGGCTACAGAAATTTGACCGGTTCCTTGCCCAAAAATCCCCTGCTGTCAATGCGCGTGCTATCCACATGCGTAACATACGAGCTGTGTTCAACCATGCTATCAAAGTCTGGGAGATCACAACGGCATATCCTTTCTACAAGTTCAAGATCCGGCATGCTGAGACTAAGAAGCGTTCCCTTACCATTGACCAGGTGCGCACACTGTTCTCTGCTTCAATATATGACGGCATGCGTCCGGATGACGCTATCAAGCTGCATAGGTATGTTGATATATTCAAACTGTCACTCATGCTTTGCGGCATCCGTCCTGTTGACTTGTGTAAGTTAAAGAAGGATAACATCATCAACGGCCGTATAGAGTATGTTTCCAAGAAATGCGGCGTGCATTATTCCATTAACGTGGAGCCTGAAGCATGGAATATCATCAATGAATATTGGGGAAAGCATGAGTATATGCTTGATATCTTCGATCATCATCAATCTGAAAACGGGTACCTTAACTTCCTGAAGCATCTTAATCATGCCTTGCAGAATATCGGGAAGAGAAGGAGCCGCAAAGGTCGTGGCGGTGGCCATCTGGAGGGTAGCTCAATGTTCCCAGGGCTCTCCTTGTACTGGGCACGTCATACCTGGGCTACGCTTGCCATTGAGTTAGGCTGTTCCATGGAAACAGTATCCGCCGGCCTCGGCCATCTGCACGGCGAGCGCGTCACTCTTGTATATGTGGCATATCGTCAGAAGTATATCGACGAGGCAAACCGTAAGATAATAGACTATATCACCGGTAAGAAGAAACGTAGATCGAAGAAGTAAGTTAGCGGAAATTAGAGGGGAATTTCCGCTATTTTTTTCTTAATATGTCACATTTTATATATATAAGGATGTTTTAACATGCTTAATTTGTTGTGATTTGCATAATTATTCGTATCTTTGTAGTGATACAAACACAAACACAATAACTATGGAAATCAAATCTATTATCACAACGGACAAAGTACACCATTTCGTGTACTCGTATGCAATCACGAAGGCATTGCGCACATTCCTGCCCTGGTATTATGCTGCCGGCATCGCTCTGATCATCGGCATCGCCAAGGAAGTGTATGACAAAGTTACCGGCAAAGGATGCGCTGAGTGGAAGGACTTTGCAGCTGATGCTGCCGGCATCGCTGTCGGATGTGTACTCTAAGAACAAAGGCGAACAGGAAAATACCTGTTCGCCTTCTTCTATCCCAAACCAATCTTTCTATCCTTTCATCATTCCTTCAGATAGCGATCAGCCTCATGCTTGGCACAGAAGTAACGCCACACTTTACCGCTGCATCCTTCTGAACTCCAGTCCTCATCAGCAAAGAAAAACGTATATGCAATGATAAGGATATCCTCGTCGGCGTATTCCTTGCAGAAATCGTGGGCGCAAGCGTTATAGGCTACATATAGGTCCCATTCAGTCGTCCCCTTTGGATATGCCTTACCGGCTGTTGCAGCCTTGATCTCCTGGAGTGTCCAGTGTGCTCCGCTCATCCCGTGTCCCGACTTGTCGGTGGAATACATCTGAGACACTTCATATTCTGCAAACTGTTTGTCAAAATGCTGACCATACAGATCTTCATGGGCGCGTCGCATAAATATCCAGTATTCTTCCGGCTGTTTCTCTTTCATGGCTTCCAGAAGACAATCTACATGTGCGACGCTCTTCCACATGGCGGACTCAGAAGACTTACCATCCTGCTGAGCCTGCTTGATTAAGTCACTGTACTTCATCGCTTACAAGGTTATGTTGTTGCTGCTGCTGCCGGTGTCACCTTTGCCACCGCGTTCAAGATCTTCTGCTCTGAAAGCTGGCTCTGGAGAGAATTGATGATACCCTGCTGCTCAGTCGTCCAGTGAGTGTTCAGCGTGTCAATGATCCTCTGTGTGTTTGCGAGTGAAGTCTTCTCGATCTCGCAACCGAGCATTGCCACCTGGTTGCCGACTGCGGTGAAGCCATTGCGCACGGTATTTGTAAGATCCTGAGACTGCTGGAGAATCGTGTTAGTTTGCTGGCAGTTGGCCAACTGATTTTGATAGCCCTGACTAAGTATCTCGGTCTTGATCGCACAGTTACCCTGCTGCATCTGACCAGCCATTACGTTGATAGCGGCTGTTACGTTGTCGGTAGATGTGTTAAGCACACCTGCAAGCTGAGTGATAGCGGCTGTGTTACCAGCAATAGCCTGCATTGTCAGATCGTTGTTATGATTATCCGTCACAAGATCCTGGAGGTTTTGGATCTGTGCGCCGTTCACGAGAGCCTGCTGGTCTGTAGCTCTGTTTGCACCACCGAATCCAAATCCACCATTACCCATGTATGAGAGCCAAATAAGGTACATGAATGGGTTATTCATCCAGCTGTTTGCACCATTGTTGTTGTTTGCTAAAGCGGCAAAGTCCGCATAGCTCATGTTGTTGTTGTCCATAATTATTTGTGTTTATGCGTTTCTTCCCAACATCGGGAATTACTGCAAAGGTAGTTATCAAGGTACCGGTGCCCTAATTACGGTCAACAAAAAAAATAATGCGCATCCTCACGGACACGCATTAAACTGCTTATCATTAACAAAAAAAATTAAAAACATGGAAACATTCGCCTTTTACAGGCTTTTATTCTCATTAATGTATTGTTCTATGTCTTCTCTCTTATATGACACTGCCCAGTGCCCGTAGTGTTTCGGACGTGGTATAAGCCCTTCCTCTACCCTTCTGCGGAGCGTCCTGGGAGAGATGCCGAGCATCTTTGCAGCCTCATCTGTTGAGAGATATCGTTTAGCACAAAAAAACTTGATGAATTCCTTGACAAGCATCGTCAATGCCCAAAAGGTGGCCGCGCCCATGCCGCACGGGTTGTCGTCAATTATCTTGATGAGACGGCCAATAGCTTCCTTCAGTTCATCTTGTTGCTTCATGCTACGTGTTAATTTTTTACGATTTCTTTAACATGTTCTCTTTGACGTGGTAAAAAATCGGGGATTTTTACCCATGACGGAAAAACGTGTGTAAAGATCATGGATTTTTACTCATATATTTGTTCCGCTTATTCAGGATCCGGATCGAAAGAAGTCCATGCAACAGCCTTTGCACCTTGCGAGATAATCTGCGTATAGGTGTCTGTGCTTGATACCTCTATCTCTGGCACGGTGATAGTCTCTGTGGTAGGGGTGGCAAGTTCATAGATTATATCGACATCAGCATTAGCAGTTCTAAATTGTTCAGCAGTAAATTCGTTCATATCCTCATTGACTATACGAATTATTGCGTCAGTACCATGACCTGCGACACCTAATCCTCCGAAATTAGCAGGAGAAGTGTTGTAAGAATATGTAGTATATATTGCTGACAGTATATTATTAGTAGCAATCTTTATGCCACTATCATATATAACGAAATATATAACAGGTGAGCTACCTTTGCTTATTCTTGCACTAGACCAATCCACACTTCTTAAGTTGCGAGTAACAAGTGCTTTACCCTCAGTAGTAGATGGGAACTCAATAGTATCTGCAATATCATTAACCTTCCTCAATGGCTCAGTCAAAGCTATATCAAACACCTTACCATTACTACTTACATAGATGTGATACTTATTATCCGTTGTAGATAATTCTCCACAAGACCATATCTCTGTTGGCTGAGGATATAGCTTGTAAGTAAAGCTACCACTACCTGCTGAGTTATAGTATGCCTGACTATTAATGACATCGTACATACATGGAGTATCATTGCTGTCAAGACAAGGAATTAAGCGATATTCTGCATTAGCCTTTTTGTGCCTATACTCGCATATCTGACATTCAGTAGGAGTATTATAGCCGAAGAATAGGCGAAGGTTGGCAGTTTCAGAGTCAAATGTACCACTTGATACATCTTTAGAGCCAATATCTTCCAATGTAAACACGTAATTCTTGTATTGCCAAATATGAGCGTTTGTATCAGCAGTTGTTCGAGGTTCTAAAAAAGTTGCCCCTGTAGCTTGATTACCATAGGCACAACACCAATTCTGATTTCCCTGAGTTGTAGAGCCATGCACACCCATAGCAAATCTGTTATTTCTGTCATTCCATGTTTTTGGAGCAATAAAGTATTTATCTGGGTGGGTAATATCAAGCATTGCTACTTTAGCATATACTTCATCTGTCTTATCAAAACCGAAAGGCACTTCTATATAAGCAGTACCGTCACTTTCCAAATACTCACACCTCTTATATCCACTTGGAAGTACAACACCATCTGGATAAGGCAAAGTCTTAACCTCTGAATTACCAACAAGTCTCCATGCGGTGAGGTATTGGGTAGCAACATAATCCTCGCTTGCTACCTCGGAGTCCGTCATGCCGCTTTTAACAGCAATCGCTTTAATCGTGCAGCTCTGAGTGAGGGTGATTGCGCTTGAATACTCTGTACTACTTGAAGTAGGAGTTGAACCGTCAAGAGTGTAATATATAGAAGCATTCTCGGTCTCGCAAGTGATAGTAGCCGTTGTGTCTGTAATCGTAATTACAGGCGTTGCCACTACTAAAATAGGCTCAGGTTTCTTACCCACGCCGCTGCCACCGACACTGAACGTCCGGATGGACGGAGTGCCGATGTGCGGAGTACGTATGTATGGTGTACGTATGTTATCCATAACCGTTTAGCTTACCTGGTTTAAGATCGCTGCTGTAACCTCTGTTTGGGACACAATCTGGAAGTCCATGCTGCCGGCTTCAACGATAAGGTTGAAGCATACGTCTGATTGGTACTTTGCAAGCTCTACGTCTGTTGGGACCTTCCAGGATGTTGCACCATGTGCTCTCTGATATACAGTGATCACGCCCTTCTGGTCACGCTCAACGTCAACATTAGCTGATGCTGTAAGCTCCTCAACGGTGGCTACGTACTTGCCATTAGTCAATGAAAAAGATAAACTTGCCATATCTATATTTTTTTATTGTTTATTCCTGTAATTATTTATCCTTGAAAACGTGCCATAAGTACCATATACCCACGGCAATAGATACTATTATGCCTGCAATATGCCACAGATTAAGTTCTTTTGACTCTGCCTTGCAAATACAGTAGCCGAACAATGCGAGTGCCGCAACAGCTATCGCAAACTTTCCTATGTTCTTTACGTTCCTGCTCATGAGTTATTTCCGCTTAATTCTGCTATTACCTGCTGTACGCTCTTAACACCACTTGC